CGCTTTGTTCTCGGGATCCATCTGTGGGAACAGAACTTCGAGCAGGGCGATGACGGCGCGAAGTTTCACGTCGTCCACGCGGATTTCTTCGGACTCGGGTTCCTTGAGCAAGGATGGCCAGTTGGCCGTGAACGAGTTCTTGAAGCGGTAGAACGCTTCCTTGTACGACACCGAGCCGTACTCGTCAGGGAAGTCCTTCTGGATCGTGGCGTACCATTCTTCGTTCCAGGCCCGATGCTGCACGATCAGATCAAAGAAACTGTACAGCGGCCCAAGCTGGATGCGGATCTGATCGACGAAGCGTGCAACCTGCTTCGCATCCTCGGTCCCCTCGCCAAAGCCCTCAGCGAACGTCTCGCTGTTCAACAGCTTGGCAGGCATGTCCGCCGCGACAGCGATGTTCTCGAGGATGTTCTTGCGAGCCATCTGCATCGGGCCCTCAAGATTCTGCATATTGATGGACTCGATCTTGTCCTCGTGTCCGATCGACAGCACGTTGCCCGTTTCGGCAATCTTGAGAACTTGGCGCTTGAACGCCTGAACACCGGCCATCATCTTATCGACGATGGAGCCAGCGGCTTTCATCATCGCGACAAGGATACCGGCCTTCTTCGAGACCATGTCGTCCGTGACCATGGTCTGCACGAAGGACTTCAACGGGAACAGGCAGCGCTGATACACGCTGCGGCCGACGAAGCCGTAGGCCGACGATGTCCAGTCGATGTACAAGGGCTGCTCGTTCATCAACACGCAGGCACGTGAACGATGATAAGCCTTGCCCGCCACCCGGATAGCCTGGACCTTCTGGTAATCCGGGGAGTTGGGATCCTGGTCTAGCGTGAGCGATCCGGCTGTGTTCAGTGGATCGAGGATGTTGAAGCTGATGTCCAGAGAAGCCAGCCGATCGTATGGAATAGGCTCGTCGGCCGGTACGTCATCACACATGACGGCAATCGAGCCTATTCCATACATTCGGCTGATCTTGGCCGTGTTCGCGATGTGCTCGTCGGCCTTGATCCGTGCCCACTCGGTGATGAACGCATCTCGCACGCGCTCCTCGGGTCCATTAGGAACCGTGATATCGCGTGCTTGGGATTGTGCCATCGTGATCGGGCTATCGACTAACTTTTTCCCGAGAGGGTGCATAGAATATATGGTTTTGCAGAGTTCATAACTTGGCGCGGCACCTGGTTGAATCTCATCGCACAACAGCAGAGCTTGAAGGCTCGTACCGAGTGCAGATCCGTTTAGGGTGACAGTCGCATTAGACATCAGACAGTATTCTCGTTCTGCATTTCACGACGACGCTGGTGTGCCGCAGAAATCTTCGCACGTGATTCCGGGGTATGTTTCTTCCCCACATGTGCGGCGGAGAGCTTCTCACGAGTTTCTTGGCTGGGGTGTCTGCCGCGCATCTTAGCTTTCGTCTCTTCGCTGTGGTGTTTACCAAGCATTGGCTGGTGGCCCTTGGCTGCCCGAGAAGCTGCTGCACGTTGCCCGATGGTGGGGTCTTCCTCATACGCGGCTCTCACGGTTCGACTGGTCAAAGCACAGCGTTCTTCATCATGAACACGACCAGTAAGCGCATCAGAAATCTTCTGTTTTACAGCCGGATTCTTCATCGCTTCTCGAGTGCGTTCGGATATTTTCTTTGCACGAGCAGCTTTTTCTTCGGGAGTCATCTCAGAGAAATACGACTTCAATTTCTTATGAGATTCAGGATTTTCCCACCGAGTCTTCTGACTACGTCGCATATGTTGGAGTTGATCATCGGTGTATACTAGACCGGATGAACCTTCACCGCCATCAGTTAAGTTTACGAGCGGGCCACCGTCTGGTTTGCGACCAATCGCAGCGATTAAAGCTGCTTCAGTCTCAAACGCGTCAGCTTCTGATAGATTTTCACGGACTTTTATGATTGGAACTTCTAGCCCCAACCGAGCGGCCTTAGTCATAACCCGAGCAAGATTAGCGTTGTAGTGTGATACACCACGTTTCGCATGGTACAGCCACCGACTGCCTTTACCTTTTCCAACGTAGCAGGGCTGACCGTTCCACGGACGAAAATAGACGTAGACGTAGAAATTGTTTTCCAAGTTTCCCTCTTGAATCCAAAGTGAGTTGCACAGCAGGTCAGTGGATAGCTGACTTTTCGGACCGTCGCCCTAGCTGTGCTCTTTCGTGATCAGCAAACCGCCCCATACGACCCACGAGTGCGGGCGCTGCCTGCCATAAGCTGCGCGCGGGTAGGGGGCCGAATAAACGAGCTGTCACAGACGGGCAGGACCGCGCTGGATGGCTTGCGCACCGTTTGGGGTATTGCCTTACGGCGGCTGTCGCGAGCCTTGGAGGCGTAGCGTACAAGCTCCGGTGCGTAATTGTGGATGATGTCATAGTATGTCGCCATACAGATTCTGAAGATCTTGCAAATACTTTCGCATTCTTCCCCAGACCGACGCATCTCAACAATCGACATTTTGGTTTCGACGGACAAACGCTTGGGCGGCGTGCGCGGGTAGATACCACGGGGCATCGTTCAGAACCCCTCCGCATTGCCGAGCGCAACGCTGATCGCATATGCGTGGATATCTACGAATTCATCTGCACGCTTGCTCGCGTTCGGGTCGCCGACGGTGAAGCTCGTCACCTGACGGATGTAGTGATTTGCAGCGACGCCCTTGAACAACATGATCTTCTCGTAAGCCTCTCGTGATATCTTAATGTCGCCGCAGTAGTGGTGACCGGAAGCGGCCAAGGCCCGGCCATCCTTGCCGAGAGCCGTGAGTTTGCTGTCCAGCGGGCTAGCAGGCCAGCCATTGTTCGCGGCCTTCTGCAACAGAACCTGACCGCTGTCCTTGTCTTCGATCAGTGCGCCGATGCTGCCCGACCGTGCACCACACACGCGGGACAGATGCTCGAGCCTTGTGAACACACTCGGCAACCATTCCTCGAGCAGCGCGCCCTCGATCTGGACGTAGTCCCAGTCCAGAAGGATCAGCGGATAGCCACCGTGGTTCGTCTTGGCGTAGTACCCGCAGCCGGTGCCGTCATTCTTTGGCCCGCTCTTCGTGGCCGAGTCAATAACGGCGAACACGCAATCACACTGGTCTGGAAACTCGACAGGCTTGCCATCCTGAAGAAGCTTGTCTTCTTCGAACAGTTCCACGCCCGAAAAGCTGACAAACATACCGCCATATTCCTGCTGGAACACGAGAGGATGCATCTTACGGCGTGCCGCCTCAATCTCGCCCTCTGGCAGAATGTCGGCGCTTGGCCAGTGATAGTATCCGTATTCGGACTTGTCGCCGAGGAGCAGAAATTCTTTTCGCGCTTCCTCGGCCAGCGTGTAGTAGTGATTCTGCTTGCCTTCTGGCACGCCGATGAAGTCGGCCCAGCCCATACGGTCTGAGAGGGCAGGGCGTAGATGTGCGTCCCACACATCAGCCTTCATGTTACCGTATTCGTCGAGGACGAACCCGTCCCACGGCTTGCCCTCGGTGCGCTCTGGCTTGTCCAGACCAACCACGTGAAGCTCGCTGCCGACCTTGTACGTGATCTTGTGGTGGCTTTCAGAAATATCCAAGACCTGGTCTCTTGGACTCAGGTCTTTAAGATCTTGCCAGTAGATCTCGATGGCCTGAGCATTGGTCGGCGCTCCGGCGCCGAACTGTGGGCGAGGAAACTTGGTGCCGCGTAGGGCACACTTCACGAGCTTGCGCTTCGCGAGCTCAGTCTTACCGGACCGTCGTCCGCTTGGGTTTACGTTGAAGCGATGCTTGCTGCGGAAGTAGGCCGACTGGAGCAGATGCGGGCGGAGCGTGGTCCAGCGTGGTGGAAGAATTAACGCCAAGCATCACGCCGATGTTGCATCGCTGCTGTCAGCAGGATTCCATTGCATAGAAGCAAGAATCGAAGCATTCGCGGCAAACACGAAGAATTCCTCGGCCTTCTTCACAATGTCGACACCCGGAATGACGCTGGCCTTGGCCAAATCACACGCCAACTGCAAACACCCGTATTTCAGTTCTTCGCGGCTCATTCGCTTGATCCTGTGTCTGGTATCGAATCGTCAATGGCGTCGAGTGCGTCCTTCAGGGCGCGGGCGGTTTCTTCGGGGGTGCTGGAACCCAACGAGCCGGCGAGCTCTTTCCTGGTCTTTTCGAGGGACTCGATGCGGGTTGTCCAGCGGTACACACGGTCATCAAAGTTTGGTACGCCAAACTCGCGGCTGACCTCGACCATCTCGAACACCGGCTGGCCCATGTCGTCTAGCATTGGTGAACCATCAGCGTGCTTCACGGGCTTACGTTCCTGCACGATCTTCACAATGTGCTGCAATGCAGGATCGTAGGGGTTTTCGTCAAATTTCTTCTTCAACGATAAGCCGCGGTTCAACTGTACGCGGACAACCTCGAGCTCGTCGTCTACTTGTCCGAGCTTGATGGTTTCCAGGAACGCACGGTCTTCATCTGTCATACCGGCGTCGTAGATGTTGTGACGAGCAGTCGGTTTCGCAGGATTCTTCGCACCAGTGGAAAGACCACCGTGCAAGCGACAACGCCCGTTCTTCATCGCCGACATGCGGCAATGAGCGTCTTTCTTACGGAGTTTCGCGCCACATTCAGGCATCCTGGATCGTCATATGGTGGTATTGGGTTGAAGGGAAGAAAGCTGCCGCACACGCGGGCTAGCGTGTATGGGATGTATTCTGCAAGGGTACGCTTACCACAGACTGGCCACCGAGTAAACACATCAATAGCTTAGCGACGCCTTTTCGCTTCTGTTGAAACGTTCCGACGTATCCAGCGTATGGCCCGCACTCAATCCGGACCGATTCACCTTCAACATAGCTGTACGTGACTTCCAACGCAGACTCAATCGTCTGCATCTGATCAACACGATCTCGCAAGTCTCGCATATAATCTTCCCGAAGCCTTCCCGGCTTTTCCAGATGCAGAGGAAGCAGCTTATCAACGCCCTTGGTCCCGTTAACGGCACGCCAGTCAGCCGGGGAGGTGTCCCCTACAACGACGAACAGATACCGAGGAAACAACGGAACCAGCGAACCGCGCTCGTCGCGTATCCTTGGTAACCACGCATCGAATTCCTGTTGCTTCAGATGTCGCTCGGCGACAGCCCCAAGCCCTGACTTTGTCTGGACAACACACTGCATGAACGAATCCCACCCTGATGACGAACCGACGAACCACCGACCCAAACACCCTACGCGACGAACCCACGATGAGCCACCACCCAGTACACACGCGCACGTAACAGATGATATTTTATTTCTTGATCTTCCTACGCGCGTGCATTTGAGAAATTGAATAACCCCCCGTGTTTACCTCACGCACCCTACACCCACCAATAACTGATTATGTGATAGGTAAGTGATAGCGAATGTGATAACCTCTAACCTTCTGGTATCATTACACATTCATTCATCACATACCCTCAATTATCACTTTATCAGTTATTTTGGAATTTTTATTTTTATAACGACCGAAAAACCCCCTACGCGCGCATGATAAAGCGATTAAGCCTTTGCGGTGCTTAGCTTTTTGAGCTAGCACTTTGCCTATCGTTATCACTTTTCTTGGGGCTTTTAACGCATGAAGCCCGAACCGTTGGAGGGTTCGGGCTTCAATGTCGGAGTTGGGGGTTACAAAGCTGGGGAGCAAGGTTGAGCAACCACCGACCCAGCCACCCTACACCCAAACCCTGCGACCCGCAACCCCCTTGCCCTCCACTCAAATCAGGCTTACCCTACAACAACCATAACCAACCAAGGGCGAGCACTAATGAAACAACTCCCAGCCATATCCACACTTGGGCTATTACTCACAGCCTGTACCGATCCGGACAGTGCGACGAAGGCCCTGAAAGACGCAGCCATCACACCAACACACGTCGGCGGATATTCCCTATTAGGCTGTGGCAACGACGACGACTACGCCACGAAGTTCGAAGGTATCAACGCCCAAGGTCGTCCGGTATCCGATGTTGTCTGCTCCGGCTACTTCGGCAAGGGCGCGACAGTGAGATTCAACTGATGCCCTGCACAATCCAACAGCTAACCCGCCGCTTCGCAACGACCGCGCGCACTCTGCGCTTCTACGAGGACCAGGGCCTCGTATCCCCCGAGCACATCGGCCAAGGCCCCGCATCCCAACGCCTATACTCTGATAAAGACATGCAACGCCTGACCACGATCTTCAAGATGCGGAAGATGCTGTTCACAGTCCAGCAGATTAAGCTGTTTGTCTGCAACGACCAATTCACACGTGATCTGGTGAGTACAGAAAAGCTTTTGGAACAGCGCGACACCCTCGACCAGCAGATCGCCGACCTGCTCACCGCCAAGGCCCTCGTCCACTCAGCCCTCGACTCCGGAGAACCGCTGTGACCTGCAAGACCGCGACCGAATTTATCAAAATGTACGGCACCCCCCGCGCCCGATCCGCGAAGAGCTCGGCACCCCCCGAACACCAATCCAAGAAGAATGGTATAAACTCGTTCAGGAACAACATGAACAAATGACGCCAGCCAAATTTCGTGAACAGTATGAAGGCGTTTGGCCTAACGTCGACTATTCCGCAACCGAAGCCCGCATCGTCGCCTTCTTCGACAACAGCAAGGACCCCCCAAAATGTTCCACGTAGGCCAGAAAGTCGTCTGCATCGACGATGCAGTACACCAAGAATGGGCACCCCCTTACGTCACATTTGCACCTAACATGCACGGTCTCACGGAAGGGGTCGTGTACACCGTATCAGAGATGGAAGAAAACCCGCTCAACAACATCATCGATCTAGTCTTGGCAGAAATTGATCGTGGTCCTCGTCGTACATGGGCTGATGCGATCGGTTTTGCGGCCTGCCGCTTCCGTCCCGTTGCGACCCAAGGCAATAATGCGACACAAGACGACAAGCTCGCGCTGTTCCGCGAGATGTGTAACACCCCGCACCCGATAGTTCCCGGCTGCGACACACCATTGGAGCTCGAACTACTATGAACCACATCCGTATCCGCACTTATTTCCGCTACTACCGTCGCCGGCTCGTAATCGCCCATCAGATGACCCGATGGATCCGAGAAGTCACCAACTTCTCCGACCCGACCTTCCGTCCTCCAGGCGAATGGGTCGACTACACTCCGCGCAGCGACGCCGAGCGCCAGCGATGGATGAAAAGCTGGCGTGCGCGCCGCGCGCCGCGCCCTTTGGCTGCTACAGCCCCGACCCTGTCCCATGAGTTCCTCCACACCATCGCCAAGCTGCGAGCCACACGATGAGTATCAACACCAAGATCGTCGTTATCCGCCGCAACGCGGATGGTCTGTACTACGAAGCGGGTTGCGACGCCCCGGACCGCTGGGTCCAAAACCCAATGGACGCGACCGACCGTAGTGGCCTCGCCTACGAACGAGATGCGCGTTATATCTACAACAACGTTCAGTCTTTTGGGATGCATGAACCAGAATACTCACTCTGTTCGTTCGACGTTTTCGTGATCCCGACCGAACCGCTATTCCAGAACGGTGAAAACCACAGCGATTTCAAAACATCGACGAACACGATCGTGCAGTATGTCTCTAAACTCACAACAACCATCCAAGATCTCGTCGACACCGTTGTCGAGCCACCATCACCAAACTGCTCCTGTCACAAGAACCCACCTTGCGGCGACTGTGTCGAGTACGGTGGCCTACGCGAAGCCCTGGCCAATGCCCGCGCCCTACTGAAACACGCAACACCAGCCGCCTGAAATTGGTATCGCAGGACACTTGTCCTGCGATACCAAGCACTTAACAACCCCCTTGCGCGCGCCTGCAAATCGGGCCATGTTTACGCCTACGGGCACACCGCCCGGCCATCTGGGGAGCCCAATATCATGCCAACCATCGAGACCAACACCACGGTCCTATCCCAATTTCGCGCAGCGGCCCTGCGCGCTGGGATGATTGTATCCGCCTCCGACAACCTGTCGGCCCACGAGGAAATCCAGGGCTGTTACATCGAATTCAACGTGATCGGCGACCACATTCACATTACGTCCCGCACGGCCGGACTGCACGTCGAGACCACCAGCGTCCCATTTCATTGGCTTACCGATGCAGCCTTAGCTACGTCCGTCAACCACGCCCACGAATCTGCCCGCCGCGCCATCTGGCTCGCCCGCTGCGTCGCTGCCAACGATATGGAATTAGCAATACTGATCGGTGGTGCTGGTGCACATTCTGACACAGCGACGACAGCGAAGTTTGCTGAGCCACACGCCCGCGACGCCCGTATCGCCCAAGCCATCCTTGACTACCGCTTCAGTCACTGAACACCACCGCACCACCCTGGAGGAACACCCATGACCACTCAGCACACCAACCCCACAACCACCCTCGCCAAGATCCGCGCCGCACACCCCTGCTCCGACGGCTGGCAAAAACTTCTCGCCGGTCTCGGTTACCAGAACGGCACCTTCGACTCAAACCGCGAAGTCAGCCTCGGCGACATTGTAACAACCAACGACATGCAAGACGCGATGTGGGTTGTACAGTGCCTCGACTGGCAGAACATCGCCGTGCGTCGCGCTGTACTCGCTGGTGCCGTGCTGCCAGCTGTCCGCCGCATCATCCACAACACGACAGACCAGCGTTCCCACCAAGCACTTGCAGACCTCGAGAAATGGTGCAACGGTGACGATACAATAGACCTTGAAAAAGTATACCGAGCCGCCGCCTCCGCCGCCTACGCCGCCGCCGCCGCCGCCTCCGCCGCCTACGCCGCCGCCTCCGCCGCCTACGCCGCCGCCGCCGCCGCCTCCGCCGCCTCCGCCGCCTCCGAAAGACAACTCCAACGCGACGACATTCTGGTCGCGTTCCCACTTGTCGCACTGGCCAAGGACTAATCACCATGCAAGAACAACAATCCACCAACGCAGCCACCGTCCGCTACCCTGGCATCCACGTGCTCGCCGTCCAGCGCCTCCGCAACGAGGAAGCCGCCCTGGTCTACGGCCGAGTGTTACCGAGCCTACCGATCGACTTCGCCCCACCCCCGGACGCCGTGACGCCGAAGGCAAAGCTGTTCAGCGCTCTGACTATCGGCCTGACCCAGGCTGATCTCGTGCTCGCCATTATCCGGGAGACAGCTCCGACAGCGATCCAAGCCATCGAGTCGCTGATTGGCAAGCCGATCGACCACGTACCCTTCCGTCGCAGCGGGCTGCACCCACCGCAACCAACAGCCCCCACACGCGCGCCTAGCACCGATGCCCAACCTAAGCCAGCCGCCAAGGCACGGCCCGTGACCGTTAACTCCGAAGACGCCATGATCATCCGCCTCGTGGCCACGGCAAACCCGCGCAAGCCCGGCACCGCCGCGTTCGATCGGTACGCGAAGTACCGCGACGGCATGACGGTCGCCGAGTACTTGGCAGCAGGCGACACCAGCCGTGGCAACGTGAAGTGCGACGTCGAGCGTGGCAACATCAAACTGGAAACCCCATGAGCCCGCACACCGCAATCCTCGTGGTCGCTATTCCGATCGCTGTAACCGTATTCGCCACAATTATCGGTATTATCTTCCGCCCGCCACGCCATCGACACAACTACACATTCCAGCGTGACAAAGATGATTTCTGGTTTGAATGTTACTGCGGCGACCGCGTACCCACACTCGAGGAAGTAGAACAGAAGGAAGGTCGGCCATGATCAACGCTATCGGACTGATCACTCTGCTTGTAGCCATCGTCATCTGCGTCCCCATCGCGTTCTTATCTGACTACTTTCATCTCCCATTCTGCGGTGGTCGCTGGCGTCCATCGAGTTCTACCAATTGGAGAACAACGGACACGTGCGACAAGTGCGGAAAGACGCGCACAGCGAGTCTGGACCAATGAGCAACCAGAACGCCCGCGCCGCAGCCACGCTCCGTGATCTTCAGCACCTGACCGCCTCCGGCCGTTACGATGCCGTGTACGTCGAACAGTCCACGATCGATCTGCTCGAAGAGACGGCCCGTGCTTGCAGCCGCACATACGAAACCGACATCGACCGGGCAAAGCCATTCAAGATGAATGGCATTCCGGTCAAGCCCATCCAAATCTGCTAGGAGGACACGATGCAATTCCGCAACGACAAGCTCTGTGTATTACGGATGCGATCTGTTTGTGATGCACCCGCAATCGGGCCATTTCCAAGTGAAAAGTCTGCATGGGACTGGTGCGATGCAAACATGTTGTCTCGCCACTGTTACCAAACAATGCCGTTTATCTTTGTCGGCGACGAGCCGGCGACCTTGCACCGCGACACCCCAACGCCGCCACCTGAACCGGGCGACCGCTACTGCGTCCTCCGCGTTGCCGCCGACCGTAACTGGTACCCGACGCAGCAGCAGGCTGCCACGCACGCCGAAGATTTACTCCGTACCCCGAAAGTACGGGGTACGGGTACCTTCGTTGTCGCCAAGGTCGTCGAGGTAGTCACGGACAATGACCGCCCGGCCCTTGTTCGTCCCATCTTCCGCCGCCAGCTCGTCCAAGGCGAGTTACCCCTGACCCGGAGCACACGCACATGAAATGTCACCTGATCGACCCCTACACCCGTACGATCACCGAGACCGAGATCGCATCCGGAGACGAACTCGAACTCCGCATCCTGATCGGCGATGACTGCATTAAGACACATATGTGGGTCGGCTCGCGACGTGTCTTGGATCTTGTTGAACGTGACGCCCTTTACACGAGAAGCCCATTCGTAATGGACTTCGAAAATTGGCCCAACGCCCAACCATTTCATTGGAATTACCCTAGTGCCACACCAATGACAGCGACGGCTCCAGGCCGCGCCGTCATCCTAGGTCACACTGTGGACGGTGAGCCTTGTTCTCCAACCACACCGCTCGACGTCGTCCGCACGCTGTTCTGGTTCGAAGGCGACAGGTGATGCACCCACAGCGCTATTATATCTTCACCCAACGCGGCCTCCGCGATCTGTATCCAGGTGGAATCGCGGACGTAAACGATGCGATCGCTTACGCCCGCCTGCACTGCCAGGGTGGCCCACGCCGCGACGCGATGATCCTGGACACCACCGGCACCCAGCACGGCATCTTCCGCACCGGCTTTAGAAGGAAACCCCAGCAGTGAGCTATCTTGTATTCGAGACGCCCGGCTTGATTGACATGCGTGCCTTCACCACCATGGGCATCAGCGCCAAGCCACGGTCCGCACTGCCGATCGGCATGTTTGGCACCGGCCTGAAATACGCGATGGCTGTGTTGGTGCGAATGGGTGTGCAGCCTGTGGTCTACGTGGGCAAGGACAAGTACACTTTCGCCAAGAAGCAAGTCACATTCCGCGACAAAGGCTTTGATCTGCTCAGAATGCGGGCCGAGCGCTTCAGTCTCATGCACCCGCGTTGGATCGACCTCCCGTATACCACGGAGTACGGGAGGAACTGGAAGATGTGGCAGGTCTTCCGAGAGTTGGAAGCCAATACTCGAGATGAAAACGGCACGACATCCGTCCAAGATCAGCAGTACAATCCGAAGACGGACTGTACTGCCATCGTCATCGACAGCTCTGACCTCATCGCTGAATGGCAGAAACGTGACGAGATCTTTCTGCCTGATGCTGCAAGAACAGGCGATGGAGTTGAAGTTCGGTACACACCCTGCGATCGAGTCTACTGGCGCGGCCTGCGCGTGCACGAACTGAACAAGCCTGCATTGTTCACATACAACTTCCTTGGATGGTTGGAACTGACCGAGGACCGCACGCTGAAGTATGAATTCTACGCCACCAGCAGCCTCGCCAAGTGGTTGTTGACTGACTGCACCGACGAACAAATCATCGAGACCATTCTCACCGCACCGTCACGTAATTGGGAACACGGCCTCTCGTTCGACAACTACAATTCACCATCCGACACGTTCCGTCGTGTGATGGACGCACGCCCGAAGGGCATTTCGTCCGGCGTCCACCAGTGGTGGGGCCGTCACGATACGCGTAGTTACGCTGCGACCAAGAACGTCTGGGACGTGCACCCACTGCCGTGGTCAGTTTCCGAAGACCAGACATCTGTGATCGACGCTGACGGAACTACTGTGTTCGACGAACCCAGCGGTTACCAAGGCCGATGGAACCGCGTCGGCGAGAAGATCGTTGAGATGGTGAATGTGACGATGGAGCCGGCGACGTGATCCGCACCCCACAGTACCCACGCCGCCCGATGCAGTTCAAGATCTATCCTGTCGGGTGGCTGGTACGGAACCAAGCCCGTAAGCTTGGCGTGGTGGTCCGCAGCACTCGCTACGCGACCACCGTGGCCACACCGCGCAGCACGCGGGCCTATATCACCAGCACCCTGTTCAGTGCCACGGCGACCACGGTTGCCGTCACCGTTAACTTCCAGTGCACACCGATGGCGCTGTTGTGGCGAGAACATCAGCCACGGGCTTGCGCTGGTGAGAAATGAGAAGTATGTTTCTCAAGCTTCTTAGTGAAGGAACCTGTGCCATGATCCTGTCAGCCTTCTTCGCCCTTGTTATCATTGGGGGAATTGTGTCCTTCACCATACGCCGCCCTGGCCTTGTTCTCGGCGGCCTAGTCGCCGCCCTCGTGCTCTACGGACTCAGCCAATGAACCCGGACAGCCCACTCCATATCCGTGCTGCAGAAATGATCGACGTATTGGTCCGAGCACACTTAATCTTTGATAAACAGGCACCCATACAGTGCTTCCGGGAAATTGCCGAAGAGCTCCGAGCGAACCGCCCTGGCTGCAGAATCTGGACGGCACCACGCCCACAACCGACCGAACCCGGTTGGTATTACGCCCGTGAAGCAGACGACTCCGCGCTGACCCAGCAAGGCATCCATCCCGTTTACGTCGATGACCAATACGGCCACCTGACTGTTTCGTACCAGACAGGCACCGACGATCTGGATGCGTACGTCTGGTTTGGCCCCGTACCCCAGATTGTCGATGTGAAGCTATGACCGATATCATCGACGAAGCGGGTATAGCGGCCCCAGAAATGGGTTGTGTAACACCCGCGGTGTGGTTTCTTTCTGTCACCACCGAAGACAGAAACACCGTTCCGGTGCTTCTGTCTGGCATGGCCCTGCCTGGGAAACGCTACCACCTGACGCCATATGACACATCTGGTCAGAAGTATTACGTGGTTGATCCGGGCTCAGATATCAGTCCTGCCTGCATTGTGCTGTGCCCCTACAAGGGTCCCACAACCCCGCGGCTAGCCACGGCCTACCTGCGCAGCACCAAGGCCCCCGGTGGCTGGCACGAGGTGGCTGAGGCCTCAGGCCCCCATGCCTTGGGGCTGGTTGTGGCGCGGTTGCTGACAAAATTAGACTGAATTTCAGTTTATTTTCCTTGCGCCCTTCACTACGCCCGCGTATACTCTGTTCACCAACGGAGGACGTTATGCCCAAACCCGCACCCGCCAACCGCCGCACCTGGGAGCTGGCCATTCTGGCCAGTGCCACCCGGTTCATCGTCAGTACACCCGTCCTTGGACAACGCCAACGCGGCCAACGGATGGAGTGGGACAAGGTAGATTTCCTGGTGTGGCACGCTGGTATTGACCACCCTGAACATGATGCGTCACACCAGAACGCCCTTTCGCGCGCCAGTGCATACGCCCGCAACCACACACAAGCCGAACGGGCGCTCGTGTATGCCGTAAACGACACAACCGGCGAGCAGTTCCCCCTCAGCAAGAAAGATTGGCTATGAGCACCGCCACCGAAGCACTGATCGACAAGATCCGTAAGCTGCGCGCCAAGGCCGACGACCCAAGCACGACCGAGGCCGAAGCCAGCCTGTTCGCCGCTAAGGTCGCCGAGTTGCTCGCGCAGCACGGGCTGAGCGAATCCCACCTCGAAGTTGACGATCCGGACAAGAGCGCGGTCGTCAGCGAAGTATGGTTCGGTGACTATCTGACCGAGGCTTGGCGGCGCGCGATCTGCAACAGCGCCGCGCGGCTGTACTTCTGCGTCGGCTACAGCCAGGACGTCGGTGGTGTCGGCAAGAAAAAGCGCAACCACGTCTTCGTCGGTAAACCGCACAACGTCGCAGTCGCCCGCGACATGTCCGACTATCTTATCCAAACGACTTTGCGCCTTGGCCGCACCTACCGCCAAGCGGGCCGCACCCGCACCGAGCATATAAATTTCATGAAGGGGTGCGGCGTGCGCTTGGCGGAACGCCTGAACGAACTGTACAAGGCACAGACCGCGTCCGCCCCGCAGCGTGCCACCAACGGCAATCCGAGCAACCTGCCCGCGCTGTATGCCGACGAGGCCACGCTGGTCGCAGAGTACCTAAAGGCCCACACCAAGTTGCGCGACATGCGTGGCCACATCCAAGTCTACACCAACGGCGCCGCCGCAGGCCGCGCAGCGGGCAACACCGTGTCCCTGTCCGCACAGGTCGCCGGCTCGCGGCGCAGCAACACCATGATCGGAGGCAAGTGATGGCCTGGACAAACGCCAAAGCCAACAAGGCACGTATCAACGGCCGAAAGCGCGCCATTCTACACGCGGTCTCGAAGGGTCTTGACTTTGACTCCATCCAACTAGCAGAAGACTTGGCTGGCAAATTCAACAAGTATACCCCAGCCAAGAGTGAATTCACGCTGGTTCTTCAGACCGCTGACGGAGAATTCTACACCGTCGAGGTGAAACGTAGCACCTACGAGACACCCACATCATGAACAAGTACACCGTGATCCTCGCATACCCGCGAAAGCTCCAGGACGACCACCTGCAAACCTACGTCGCATTGGTTAAGGGTAAGACCACGGCAGAAGCACTGAAAGCTGCACGACGCGAAGCGTTCTATGCACAACCCAATTGGAACCGACATGATCTTTGTCTCAAAGATTGGCCGTGCCTACTTATTCTCGACGGGCACGCACCACTGAATTTCATTGGCACAATCCGGACTGTGGAATTACTAAGCGAAGAAACTGTGAGAATGTTAACATGACCACGATCGACCAAACCTATGAACTTGCAGGCCTTGCACGCCAAGACGGCGACCACAAGGACGAGCTACGCTGGTTAAATGAAGTGCAGCGCTTGCGTGGACAGCCACCACTCGTCCCCTATAGCGATGCGCGTGCCGCAGGCTGGACGTGGTTTCCCATGGAAGCCAAGTTCATGAAACAGATCAACGGGACGTGGGTGCAAGTCGACACAGCCTACGAAGCTGTGAACTACGATGCCCGGTGATTTCACCAGACTTCTGCGCGCTGCGTTCGACGAACTTGATCCACGTGTACGTTGTCCACGTAAGATTATTGATACTGCCTTGTCCATGTCAGCTTATGGGTGTACAAGTGAACCACTATTCTGGATGACAGAGCAAGCTACGCTACGCCCACTCACAAGAGAACAAGCATTTGCCGAATTAGCCGAAGAGCTATTTGCAGAATGATAAACACCAGGGAGACCACCATGTCCTTTCTTATCTCGCAGGAAGAAGCCGAGCAGCGCGACATCGGTTGCTATCGTGGTATCGCCGTCGCCGTCCCTTATCTCGCCGTATTCTGGTTCACAGTCTATCTCATCTACAAACTTGTCTGAGGGTGCACTGTCATGTTCTCACTCGCTGCAATCCCCCCGAAGCGCTTGCCTCCAGGACCAATCCGCAGTAAGCTGGTTTCACACATTGTTCTTCGTGGAGAACTTATTCACCACACCATGGAGGCTGCCATGATCTAGCCCGGTAACACCGAGGCACCAACCTAGGCCCGCACGTTGCGGGCCTTTTTATTGCCCAGACCACGCCAAGCGGTTCAGTCAACTAACAGGTATCGAGAGAATCTCCGATTTCTGCCGAGTTGTTGAGATATAGAACCGGAACCCACACACAGTCAGTGATCTGCATTGTGGGCTTGACTGCGGTTCAAACAGCCACCTACGCCAGCTTGGAATTCCGATCGGTGGCGGCAGAAATGCCGTCACACCAATGACACAATTTGTGGTAGGCTCCGAACTATCGTTGAATTTTCGTGACGAGAACACCAACTGTGCTCCAACCAAATACGTGACCTCGTCATCATTAGAATCAAAGTAGATTCTTGGTCCAATTGCGATCATTTCGTTTCTCCTTCATCACACGCTGGCACCCAATACGCAGCGCCTAAGAAAGCAGGGCGCTGCGTATTGCAGCCCAATCCCACCTTGCAGGCCCGTTATGCCACGTCAGGACGCCTGAGGAGCCCTCCAGGGCCTTCAACCCCTGTGCCTTGGCCTGCGCTGCCAAGCCCCCAGGCACTAACCACAACACGTCCCGAGCCGTCCTACGCGGCCCCGCCTCGCAATGCTGCCTCACAGCAACCCACACGCGCCCGCCGTGCCGCACGCGTCGTGATATACAGCCGACTTGTTCCGGCCGTAGTGTGACAGCCCAGCCATCGGTCTGTTTATACTCGATCCAGAACTCCACGCCCCCAACGCACCCATTGCTATCCGGAATGCCCCTCCCGGTCCCGCCGGTTTCGATCGAGAACCAATCTATATCCGGGAGGGAGGATCTGAAGATGCTACGAAGCCCTGCGTCGGGTCGGGCACGAGGGCTCATACGTCCTCAATCCCAAAGTCGACGAGGCGCTGTCGTTTCTTTGCGATCTCCTCGTCCATCGTGTTCAGAAGCTGCGCCCGCAGCTTGGAGAACAGCAGCTCCGGCGACACGCCCGCCATCGTGCACACATCGCTCAGCTTTACGGGCGCCGTGTCGCGAGCGTATCGATCGACTGTCGTGAGCCACGTACTGACATCAAACGTCCGAGTTGATCGTACGATCTCGCGTTGTGCCAGTAGCTTCTCGTACTCGACGAGCCACCCCTTAGCCTGATTGAATTCGTTGAGTTTCATGCTGTCCTCTCAGTTCAGTGTAACCGGCAAATCCACAGCCCCTTGGTCCCGCATCATCTGCGTAAGATCGTCGTGCACGCGCTGGCGCTCGTCCTCTGTGGCAAACGGCCCGAGCGTACAGTACTGCAACGAGTCTACAACCACGTCGAGAAAGAACTCGCCGTTGGTCATATCGCGGAACAGATACTCGGTTGTCACCAATACGCGGTCGTCTACCATAACCAGCCTCCGCGGACAACAGATACAACCAACGCGACCGTCATCACACAGGCAATCCCGGTCCACATGTAGATGAACCACTTAGGCAAATTCACAATAGTCTCCCACCATTCAGATAATACCGCGCCGTGTGCAGCACGTCCGGGTTCATGTCGTCTTGACGGGCAATCCAGCGAAGGTAATCGGCCGGAACATCAGCCCACTGACGGCCGCGATACTTGTTGCCGAACTTGCAAGTTCCAAGAAGAACTGGTTCGACGGTTAGTCGAAGAAGTTCTTCTACCGAATGATCTGACAGCATCCGCTGCAATAACTTAGCAGTCACCCAAGCGTCGTACATCGCCCGATGCGGGGTGGCACCGGCCTCGGTGGGCATATCGCTGACATCAAGACCTAAGAAATATCTTAGGACCTGGTTACTGTGTGACGGCGCGTCCGGCCACAGATGCAGCGCGCACCGATACGTACAGATCCATTTGCGATCCGCGAGCTCGGGCAGGAATTGACGATCGAATGCGGCGTTGTGTGCTGCGACAACAGGCGCGAATGGTGATACACTATCAAACCACGACATCACATCGCTTCGCATCCCGTCGCCAGACCCAGGATTTTCTAGGTCCGTGACCTCGACCATTTCATTCGTAATGTGGTGACAAGCCATCGCTTCGTAACTGATCGGGCATGACGGTCGAACAAGTGCTGATCTTCTATCGTTGATCGCCCACGTATTTGTGTCTTCGTCGGTCAATTGAACGTCGACCTTCGCGATCTCCACCACGTCGCCAGGGACTAAGCCCGTTGTCTCCGTGTCAAGGACTGAAATGATCATATCTGCGGAACCTCTCCATGGCTTTGGTAGTAGATCTTCAGGCCGCAGGCTTGCGCGACGGTGAACTCGATGCGGGCGCCGTTGCTGTTTTCCCAGCCATCCAACAGATAGATCGCATCACACTCGATCTCCACTCGAATGTCGTCGCGCATGGCTTGCGCGTATTCGGTGTCCGTTGACACCGAATCTGCACAGCAGTCAAATGGCGTAATCGCGACATGCCCGAGACTGTCAAGATGAACCCGCGCAGCCCAGAACGCTTCTCGGTTGCCATGTTCTTTACCCTTGATCGGGCCTGATATGTAGATCTTCACACTTGTCCTCCAAAATATCTGCCGCCTGCCGCAGTGCCCGCGCCCACTCAGCCACGTCCGCAGGGCGTAGCCTGCCACGGGCAAGCGTGCCTGCTATAGCCCCACAAGCGGCTTGCGCCGTCTTGTGGGCCGTCTCAACTTGGGTGCGCGTCGCGGCCATGCCCCACTATACCACCACGGCCCCGCGAGGCCAAACCGATGAAATCACACGACATTTTATTACTGACGATTTCTCTTGCACCCCTGGCATACGCCCGCGTATACTCTCTTCATTGAAACAGGAGGACTACATGGACAAGCGGTTAGAAAAAGCAAAGGCAGCGCTCAAGGCCCGCCAAACTTCGTTCCCGGTGCTAGTCATGGACGGTGACGCCAACACACCAGACAGCGAATTTCGTGCCACCCTGTACGGCCCCGATTTTCAGCCGGTTTCCAAAGCCACAACAGACATGACACGTGACGAGCTCAAAGCCGGACAGCATTTCTTGAACCGGATGCGTACCCGTGAAGAATGGAACCGCGAAATCGCACGCGGCTAGGACCTTGGCGAAGAGCGCCCGTAGCGGGGCGCTTGTCGCTGCGATCCGCAGTTACCCTGGAGGACACCACTATGACCAACGTCGTTATCACGCCTGCCGAAGAAGACAAGATCGTCGTTGTCGCCGAAGAGAACCCCAAGCGCAAGGGAACAGCCGCGCATAAGATTTGGGCCTGTTATGCCAAGTCCAAGACGGTTGCCGAGTACTATGCCGCTGTTGCCCGCCTGCGCGATGTTGCGCCGCGCCGCGCCCGCACCAGCCTCCGCTACGACCAGCGTCATGGCTTTGTCAAGGTGGTGACAGCCGCCAAGAAGGCGGCGGGCGCCACCCAGTCCCAAGTAGCAAAGGCCCCCAGGGCCGCGCCCGCACAGGCCAGTGCGTAGCGCCCGCGTACGACCGCCAAACCCGCGCAGCCCCGCCCTACGGCGGGGCTGTTTGTGTCTGTGCTAGCACCGCTGCCAGCGCCCGCGTGAATTCCACCTTCCGCGCCCGGTTCAGCTCGTCATCAAGATCGTACACGGGAACGGCGCCGAATGGCGACACTTGCTTACTTGTCTCGAACTGTGCCCAGAACCCAGGCCCCGCGCCGTAGTACGATCGCCCTTCGCACTTGAAGCACGTAACCTTGTCTGACTCCAACAACGACCACGACGCTAGAACCGGTTCCCTCGGCACTGCCGACATCTTCTTGATTATGTCATTCAGAATGTCTATCGTTAAACCCGTCACGATGCTTTCCTCCTTGGCATAGTCCCACTGTCCCGCCATGCTATCGCCTCGTCCCAAGTGGCACCATAAACCACGCGTTTGACACCATCGGTGCCAGTCTCCTCGATCTTCTTAGCATCACCCCAATTGGGCGCGGCCTCGAAGTCCACCACCACTGGCACCTCCAACTTCACCACGTCACGCATGATCTCGACAACACGTTCGGCCGTGCGACGGTCGCCGGTTGAGGTAGGAATTTCGTCATGCATTTGCAACATGGGGCAGATGCCCGCCTGCCACATCGCCCGCATGGCGAGCTTGGTCTGTCGTGCAGCGGAACCTTGAATGAGTTTGTTTCCGGCTTTGAAACAAAACGCCCGTTTAAGACGGACACCATACCACGGATGTTTCGGGTCATCCGCCCGTCGAAGAGCTTCTGTGTGAGAACAAGGTTCCATCTTGGCATTGTCTCGGTAGCCTTGCGCGCGCACTTCCTTGTCGAGCCACCGTGGCTCGTACCGATTGAAGTGTGCTCGTGCACCGTCCAGCAACCGCAGATAACCGCGCTGCTGCGCCCGCGAGTCTACGAACTCCATCAGCCTTGAAACAAACGGCATCTTGTCGTCGTACTGCTTATAGATCGCGGCTGCTTCTTCCTCAGTCTTGCCAATCATGGCTGCAAACTTCTTGACACCAGCCCGGTATGCACGGGCGAAGTTTGTATCCTTGGCGTCCCGACGCTTCAACCCCGTCAGCTCCACGACCACGTTGTGAAAGTCTGCCTCAGGATCCCGTCTATATATTTCCACTGGCGCGTCAGCACCAGCCACGCGGCACAGTTTGGCGAAATGCACGATAAGCCGGAACTCTTGCTGAGAGTAGTCGGGGCAGCAGCATATCTCCCCGGCTTCTGGAAGAAACGCTCGCCGAATGGCAGGCCCCAATTCAGGGTGCCGGGAGGGCATTTGCTGTAGAGGCGGGTCGCTATAGGCAAGACGAGTTGTCTTCGTTCCGCCACCAGCGTCGTCGTTCTCGCTTTCGCTATCCCGCGTCAAATGGATCTCAGAGTGGATCCGGCCGCGATGTGCGTAGTTCTCGACGTACCCACCGAGGAATTTGCGCTCGGCGTTCTCGAACCGTGATATCTCGACGATGGCCTGTGGAAGCCAGTGCTGGATCTTCACCATCTCTTTAGCTTCGAACGATGGTTGACCGCGCTCGGTCTTTGGATATGGAAGACCTTCGGAGTCAAACAGTTTCTGTTTGAACGACGAAGATCTTAAATCTCTAATGTCCAAGCGTCGGCCAGCTTTAACCCGATCCGAGAGCTGGTTGAGCATGGTGGCGACCCGCCCCTGCAACTGCTCCCGCAGCTGCGCAACGTAGTCAAGATCTACGCGAATACCCCTGCGACGCATTTCGACAATCATCGGTATCAAATCGATTTCCAATCGATAGGATTCCGATAGGTCTTCTGCTTCCAATTTTGGGCATAGCTTCAGATAAGCCTGCAACGTGGCAACTGCATCCTGCTCCGCATACGGCCCCTTGTATCTGGCGGGCAGCTTCCACATCTCCGACTTGGGATCGACGCCATACGCTGCAGCCGCTTCGCGTAGCAGGCTCTCGTCTTTGCCGGGTATTCCCAACAACGCGCAGATGTCGTCCAACCCATACGACAGCCGATCCTCGTCCAGCGCGAACAGCATGATCATGGTGTCCTCGAGCCTCTTTGGCGAGGGGACACCAAAATCGTTGAGGATCCAACCCACATCATACTTGGCGTTCTGCATGATGATCGTCGTGTCGGACTTGAACAAGTCGGACAGCCACGAAGTTACTTGGGCCGGATCAAAGCACTCCGTATCCGGATCCCGAATAGGAATGTAGCCCGCCTCACCCTGCTCCGTGGCGTAGCTGACGCCGGTGATATACCCGGCACCGGTTGCCCAGCCTGCGCCGACCTTGGCGGTGAGGCCATCATCGCGTGTTTCGGTATCTAAGGAAACACACTTGTGTTTTCTTAGATCTGGAAGAATGCTGGGTGGTGTCCACAGCGACGGAGGCGTGAATAGCGGTTGTTGGCCTGCCGCTGCGGCGCGGAAGTAACGGCTGGTCTTAGCCATGTTGTGTCAGATCTAACCAGATACAGATAAGTGTGACAACCGACATAGTAGCGGCTAGACCGCGCGGACACGGCCTTTGTCGGCTTAACCAAGCACCAATGCAAAACCCAACCAGTAACCCAGTGCCCATCGTAATCACCCTGTCCTCCAAATACTGTGGGTGCCAGTGTGACACCCACCAACCGATATCATTGCGGCCCCCACGCCTCGCGCCAGGGTTCGGCGAGCTGCCATTCGTGCCCCACGCCTTCGCGTGGTTCGTACATATCCCGCGCCCACGCGCTGACGGAAGTCAGTGCGTTGACGCCAGTTATTGATAGCGGAAGAGAGATAAACCGTTCCTTGCGTTCTTCCTGGGGGAACTTCCGCCGGTCCAACACGAACCAATCGCCTATCCGGAAGTACATATCACGCACCGAATCCGAGAAGCTATGCAGATTTGCAAGAAAGACGCTGGCTTCAACGTGATGTACGTATTTTGGAATGGAATAACCTGGAAGGCCCGATGGTACGTCTGTTCGTAGCACACTGTCGCGGATGCCCACCGTCGCCCGCTCCGCGTGCTTGTTGCTGTCTTCAAGTGGTGTAGACGAAATGGTTGTTTCTTCCAACGGCTTTGGGTTCTGCAGATGTGATGGAAGATTCGGGAATGACACTTCGTAGGCTTGTTTCTCACGACGCATGAGATCTGCTGGTGTATCACTTACGACGGTCGTGCCGAATGGGCCTTTCTTCATTGGTTCCGACGGAGTTTCGATAGGTGTTGCGCGCGAACCGCTGCTTTGCAGCGTTCCACGTGCGTACATCTCCGCTTCCACCAGCGTCAGATATCGACGTAGGTCGCGGATCTCGGCGAGCACGGTTCCGTCGTCGCCGCTGGGTGCCGCAGCAATTAATGCGAAGATGTCTTCGGCATTGAGAGCCCGACGCAACAGATCGGCGTAAACCGATGGGAGTGTGTGGAACTTGACAAGCACATGCCCATCTTTTGCACCACGATGCAAGCATGTGTCAGCACGTTTCTGCTCTTCTCCAGCAGTACTAATATTCTCAGCAAAATCCTTGAGATTGGTACGATCGCTCTCGCTCAACGGCGCCAGCATCACCAGCAACCGATCGATCTTGCGTTTGATCATGTGCCAAGCATTTGCGCCGCCCGAGGCTTTCCACGACCCTTGATATGTGCGTTCTTTGTCACGTATCGACGCTAGGTCCGCCGCCACCACCGCGTCGATGAAGTCGAGATGTTTCAGATCTGTCACAATACGAGCCCTTCAATTGTCTTCTTCATGTGTGTTTCGATCAACCTACGATCTTCAGGCGTGAAGTGCTCCAGAAGGCAGAAGATGTGTTTGCCAGTCTCTTTCACGATTGGTGCCCCATAGTGACTACCCAACTGCATTTCGTGCACTCCGAACTCGAGCATTTCCATGAGATCGCACACTTTCACGGCGACGCGCTCCCATGGTGTCAGCTCTGGCAGAACCAAACCTTGGTTCTGTAAGGACTGCGATTCCAGCCGGTTCATCGTTTCCTTGAGGTCTGGGTTGTTGGCCTTGATCGGGAAGGGCATGTCGCCGACGCCGAGCTCGCCGGAGTCATGGAATTGGATGTAAATCAATACCCGACCAGCGTCCTTTGTATCTGGCTTGAAGAGCGCCAGATACAAACGTGCTACCTGCCACGAATGCTCAGCGTTGGTCTGCGTGCTGATGGTCGGGTATTCGTGGTAACGCTTGACCATGCCGCCAAAGCGACTGTTGTGCCGCGTGAATGTGTGGTCCATGATTATTTCACCCTCCTCCACAGCCAAGCCAGCGCGGCAGCACGCCAGTCGGTCGCCTGTATCTGCTCCGCATAACCCACCGCACACGACATGTCGCCCGCGCGCCATTCGGCGTGTGCACGATCCATAGATATGAGCGTCTGTGTGAACCAGGGGTTCATGAACACAACCATTTCCCCACGACGGATCGCATCACGCTTATAGACAAATAACTCGCAATCTGCGAGGAACGCGTCCGGGTGTGTGACCATCGGTTGTGGTCGAAGTGGTGGTACACCACGGAACATCCGCATGTCCATGTTTTCATACGGGTTGATCCAGAGTCCAGCGTACGGATCAAGTTCTTCTTCGGTCTTCTTCAGTACATCCACATAACCGTGCCAGTTGTTGGAGAGCTGGTACATCTTGCCAACACCAACACCGATGGCCGCTGCGAGGTATTCCTGCAACACACTGAAGTGTACAGCGTTCGCGCCTGTCGCACCCCAGATGATGTCGTTGCTTCGACAGCATACTGTGATGTCCAGGACACCATCGTGCACCCTTGGTATCACGACGAGGTTGCATGGTACATCTTTCGGCTCGCCGCCATACGCCGCAACATCTTTTTCGTCGAATAGATCCAAGCCCGAATGCCACATCTGTAGAACCACGCGTCGATCGTCGTTGTTCTTGCGAAGACGTTGCACAATCACTTCTAGCTGGTCAACGTCAAACTCGTTACGCCAGCGCCAGCCATAAGCACCCCACTGATCGCCGCTCGGTTCCGCGAACCGCGCAGAAAACGTCTTCACATAGACATCGAGCCACCGAGAATCTTCTCTTCCGCTCAACATCCACACGGCTTCACAAATGTGGAAAAAAGGGTTAGCGTCACGACGCTCGTCCAAGAGGACGCGCTCCGTGGGCTTGTCATACACCGTCATAACCGGATACGGCGCCACCAGCACGTCGCCGGCTCGTGAAGATTGCTTCTGCCCAACTACGGACAGAAGCTGTCTTGCCTGACGGTATGCGTCGTTGACGTTACGAGCTTCGATGATTTTCATTGTTCGCACCTCATCGTGTCAGCGCATGCATCACTTGCCATTTTGTCCTCCTCTGTACTTCTTCACAGACCAATAGGCTGTCGTCATAGTATACACCAGGGCCGTTGTCCATGCCAGCAAGCAACGTCACCTTATCACGGACGCCACACTGCACCCGCAGCCGCCGCAACCCCGGCACCACCAAACACGCCATCTCCAGCGAGTCTTCGTGACATGCTGAAATCACCAACCCCTCGGCCTGCAATGCCAGCTCCAGCAACGGCAACGGCTGGATCAACCCACGATGCTTCTGAAGAGCAGCCCTTTTCGCCTTATGGTGATCAGGACTGCACCACGTCTCCCACGCGATCTTGTCGAAGTTTTCCGGTGGCTCAACGCCAATTGCGCGATATGATGCCAAATTCGCTTCGCGCGAATTCACCAGCACCCCACCCAGATCAAATACCAGCCGCACGCGCGCACTCCTCGGTCCAGTACCCGGTGTACGCCTGCGACCAACGTAGCACGCTCTTGGACGCAGGCTGACGTGCCACTCGTGCACATTGCACCGCACCCCAGAACAAACACCGTGCTTCCCACGTTCCCTGATGGTAATAGTCCGGAGCAGTGTCGATGATGTCGCTCTTCAAGAACGCGTCACCGCCTTTCGGGTTTTCCCAACCAGACAGGCTCAGCAACAGCATCCCAACGTCCGTCTCTGGCAGGCTTGGAATCTCGTACCGTGGCGTCTGTGGACTGAGCAGAACGATGTCATCACCACGCATCGCCACGTTGCCTAGTCGCGGCTTTCCGTGAACGCGGCACCATCCACGACCGCTGTGTGGCCCATCGTATAGCGCCCGCCGCAGCGTGAGAAGCTTGTCGTGCCCGTGTTGTGCAAGAAACAGATCCAGATAAGCGACCCACGTGTCTGTTCGACCAACTGTTGTCGGCTGGTTCCACACCCGTTCCGCCAGCAACAGCCGCACGCGCCGCAGCACGGCTGCGGGTGGCGCCCACTCGGCAAGCGGCTCCAGGCGTTCCATTATGTAGCTACCCCGCCCCACACTGTAGACCGTCGGGCACACACTGCCCAGAGCCACACATAGCGCCGCCTGTTCCACCGCGTTGGCACAAGTCTTCTCGACCAGCGCGTCCCCCAGATACTTGATCGTCATTCCCAATCCCTCCGAACGGATGTCACGCGCAGCCCCTTGGCAAGCGTGGCAGCAATTACTTTGTCATCATCGGCATTCGCTTTCGGAAGCGAACACTTGCCGACAGGGTCCGGCAAGAGTCCGACTCGGAAGCTATGGCTATCACAACCCTTGCACGGACCGAAGGATCGCTCGCCGTGGTACAGCTTGCGGCGTGCCACCTGCAACGCCGGTGCCTGCCAGAGGTCGTTCAGAGACGTCTCAGCGACGTTCCCCACGGCATACCCGCCCCTCCAATTGTTGCAACAAAGATCCACTGTACCGTCCCACCGGATAGCGAGCTCGCGGAATGGACGCGCGCACCGCTTACCAGCCATGCGATCGTTCAGCGGTCCGGCCGCACCGCATCCGTTGTTGATGTGTGACCGAATGCCGTTGCCACCTTCCGCGCCCGTCTCCGACAGGTCCTTGATAAACGACAGCATCTTGTACGACGCCGGATGCCGACGATACGGATTGCCTTCGGGCTGTTCCGGGCATTCGAAAATGTTGACACTGGCAAGGACCGGACCCGACTCTTCGTCGGTACGATCCTTGTGAACGGCTTCACGAATTTTCGGAACAATGTTTGCGTGGAGATAGTCATCAAGCGCAAGAACGTTGAGGCCAGCTTTGAATAGTGCAGCTATGCGTTCCACCGGCCCCGGCTTCGCCAACAGACCACCGCCGTTGCTGGTCATCATAATGTGCGTCTTCGGCAGTGCGCGCCGTATTTCTGCGACGCATTCCGCAGCCAGCGGGTTCAGCGTTGGCTCGCCGTGCATCGCGAGCTCGAACCGAGACTTCCAGCCCAGCGTCGCCATCTGCTCAGCGATACGCCGAACGATCTCCGGCTTCATAAACAGATATGTATGGTCCTTTGGGCCACGGATGCCACTCAAGCCGCAGAAGTTGCATCTGAGGTTACAACCCTCAGTCAATTCCAACTTGACGGTGTAGGGTGCTTCTTGTTTTCTGTAACCGTGGTCTGTCTGTTCGCTGCTCACGACTCACACTCCTCGTTATTATCTTTGAAGCGAACAGACAGACCATGTTCCAGAGCCTTTTTCCAAGCAATCTGCACGTCCACGCGATCGCCGCCACCCCATGCACCTTTGGTCGTCTTGGTCACCACTTTCACAAACTGCGGATGCAGGTCGTGAAGCTTCTGTGCGTCTTCTGCCATCGTCGCCGGTGTGCGGTACACCGCGCAGCCGCCCTTGGCCTGCGAGCCTGCTTGGTCCTGTGCCCACTGGTACGTGATCCAGTTGGGATACCCAAGCTCCAGAAGCTGAAGAGTAAGATCAAAGTCCTGCTTGGACCGGATGTGATCAAACCTGCATCCAAGCTCAAGAACCTTCTTGGGCCGATACCCCAGCACGCGCATCACACGACCGCACTCGCGCCATGGCGCTACATTGTCCGTGTGGTGGTTATTACCCTCGCGTGCCGAAACGGCGACATGGACATAGTCGTCCAGCATAGAGAACAGCGCGTCAAACATTGGTGCCACGTTTTCGCCCACCACGGTCTCGAGCTTTGTGCCCTCCCCCGTACGACGAGAGAACCGAAGATCATCGTCGAGGATTACGATCTTTTCGTAATTCTTGGCGACTGCGTTTTCTAGTATCCACTGCCGCGTTGGCGACAGGGTTCGGATCTCGTCAGGAAGCACCTCGACGTCATACGGCGCCACGCTATGCCGAAACTTCCAGTCCCACGCCCCCCGTTCCCGTTCCTGGATGACGACCGTCAGTTGATCGAGTATCCGGGGGGGCAGCGCCGAAATGGTCAGTTGGCGATCGATGCGACCGTGTGTGTGAAGATAGATTCGGTTTGTCATTTCGTGGCCTTCTTCGGAATGTTGATCAGGCCGATGAAGTAGTCGGCACTGACGTCGAGGGCTGTACAAAGAGCTCTAAGATTTTCAATCTTAGGAACTCTTCGCCCGCTGGTGTAATGTGACACGGCGGCGTCCGCCACACCAAGGGACAAGGCAAGTGATGCTTGCTTCACGCGCCGCGCTTGCATGGCGTAGATCAGTCGATCCGCGAAGCTGCTATTCTCGTCGACCACATCGACGGTTCGCATCTGGCTCATAAAGACCTCATCATAAGCGTTATGTCATCTAGACCGTCGACAAACGCGATCGGTGCTAGCTCGTCGATATGTGTCATTCCGTACGACGTAACGCCCTGCGGATCACCGTCCTTGTCGATGCACAGCATCAGGCCGTTCGAACCCTGCCACGATTGCTTCGGCTCTGTGATCGCTATCAGAACCATCAGGTAACCTAGCTTCGCGGCCTTGCCGCCGCGCATCGGGTACACGTTGCCCACGCGGCTCGGTTCCAATGCTGAGAAGTTGTCCGTCTGTATGTTGATCTTCATACTAGTTCCTAATGCTGTTGAGTTTCACAAGTCCGGCACCGTAGCACAGCGCGTACAGACGCGCTTTCCACACCGGGCGGGAACGGTTCGCCATCGCGTAGTCCAGAATACGCTTTCTGAGTTTATCGCTCATACCGGCCACCAATAATCAATCTTCGGCTGTTCTTCCCAGTTGAACTGGGAATACCAGTCGGGATTCTTGGCCAGCAACGCCGCGCGGTGCGCGCTGTGGAAGCGCTCGTCGCCGAGCCAGTGTGGTGACACGAACACTTCACACGGAAGCCCAGAATTAAAATGCGGCATGTTATTCCTGTACCCGCGAGATGTCCACTCACGGATGATCTCATCGCCGTATTTGCATAGAGCGAGCTCGTACCCGCGCCACATCTTCGTTGCTGGGTGGTTTGCCCAGCCCGCACCGGGTACGCGCAATGCGTTCAGAATCGACTGTACCTCTAGGCGCTGCTTTCCAAGCCGCTGGCGGTCAAGGCAAGCGGCGCTACGGGCGAAGTCGGCAAATGGTAGAAAGGTCTGCATCTTACGCCCCTCCAGCGGCGTTGCACCACTTTACGCTTGAGTTGCCTTGGCCGCAAGCTCACGAAGCCGCTTAGACATGCGAGCACGGGATTCTTCAGGGATAATTCGTTCTTTTCCCGGTGTCCATGTAGCGCGGCCGAGTTTGCCTGCGGCGTGTTGGGCCTTGGCGCGTTCGCTTAGTAACTGCCTTGCTTTTGGATCTTCAAGGTTCTTAGCGCGACCCACTTTCTGTTTAATTCGCGATTCTATCGTGTGAGTGAAGCCTGTTGCAGGGTGACCGCATAGCAATTTCTTGAACTGTGTGCACCAAAATTCTTCACGTTCAGACACCAATGATGAGTCACAAATTTCAAGAACACGGAAGTCCCATTCATCAGGTTTAGTGTTATTCCAGAGTTCTTGAAATTTTACGCTCGGATGTTCATTGTGTCTAAGCTTACAGTCGTGCCACGTGAAACGATTGTAGATACAACACTTACTTCCGCCGACATAAGCCGATCTTGTTCTGACGTGGACGATCGCGTAAACGCCGATCGTTCTACGCCGGACGTCTGTAGACCGATTTCGTTTTACCTTCGCCATTCTTCACTCTCCACATCTTATCCGCCTCGCAGAGCCACATCTCGACCTCGTGAAGTTCCCACGCGGGCCAGAATTTAGGCTTGAACAGCGCTGTTTCAATCGATGATGAACCACCAAATGTCAGCCCGCTCCGCTTATGCTGCGGCCAATACCGGGGGTCCCGCGACGCGGCGAGAATCTCTCGCATCTCGTCGAGTAGCTGCTCGCGGGGCACGGCTGCAAACCGCCGCCCAACCTTCACCCACTCAGCGCCTCGCATCCGCCCAAGCCCGCGCATCGCGCCCGGACCAGGATTCGCCCACGTATTGATATCGGGCGCGGAGTCCAACAGCCCCGTCCACCGCAGATCCGTGACGATCTCGTACGCCATAAACGGCCCGAGGAATGGAACTTCCTTCAACCACTCCCACGCGTCGCGCAGTCTTACGCCCCCGTGTCTGGTATCAAGACACATCTCTGCAAACTCGTGCCAGTTCAGCGACCCAGCATACGTCTTGTACTCACCGGAGTAGAACTTCCCAACACATGCCAGCACCCCGTCGAGCTTCGACATTCCCGGCTCGCCACGGATGATGTATGCACCAGTGACGTATGGACCAGATCCGCAGTAAGATTTGATTGCAGCACGCATGTCTCGCGTGTCACCAGTCTTAAGAAAACGTTCCCACGATGTTTTCTGCCATGGCGGTTCGAAGTCGTCTTTGTCAATCCCGGTCTGTTTGAAGATGGCCTCGCCCGTAGTGGTGCGATTAAACCAACGAAACAGAACAGTCGCGAGTAAGACCTCGGGCTTGTCGCGCAGCGGATCCCGCACATTTTCCCGGAACCATCGAGTGGTACGATCATTTTCACGGAACAAATTCGTGAATTTGTACCGCAAAAATAATGGATCCTCCGTCCAAGGCCACGGTTGCCCAGCCTGCCGCCGCAGATAGATGGCCTGCCGCTCACGCGCCAATGCGAAGAATTCGTCGAGCTTTTCGGGTTGCAATGTCATCCGACATCCTCCGGGTTAAAGTCAGTCAGCGTGTTCTCGATCTTCTCAGGGTCTTCCTCGAAGATGAGATCAATACTGTTGCCGCTTTCTTCACGAACAACGTTCGTCGTGATACACGACAGCCCGTTCTCGATAATGTCGGCCAGCGGCGTCAGCCCCTGGAATTCATCATCTTCACGCATGATGGTAATTATGAATTTGGCCATCATGCAGCCCTCGCCTTGGCACGCGCGGCCGGACCGCTGGCGCCGTTGCGGGCGTAGGTATTCTTCCAGTAGATGCAGAACTTTGCGATGTTCTCGCACGCCGCGTTGTCACGTAACGACCACGACACACAAAGGTTCTGCTTCGCGCGACGCTCGATCATTTTCTTCTTGTGGATTGCACGCTTCTCGATCTTGTCCATTTTGTCCTCCATGTGAATAAACGTACAGCGTGGGGCCGTGGTCGACTTGCACTGCCACCACGCTGAACGGCGCTCCGTAGACATTTAAGGCCCGTCTTGGAACACTAGGTCATCCGGGCCGACCTACAGTATACGCCAGAGTGCACCAAAGAAAAAGCCCCGATATTGCTATCGGGGCTCTGGAACTGAACCGATCGACGAAGGTCGATTGGTTTAGTTGACTTTCCCAGGCACGACCACGACGTAGCCCTTCTCGAGGTCGTGGGCGACGTTGCCCGCCGACATACCAGCTTCGATGGCCTGCGCGATCGTAATGTTCTTGCGATACAATTTGAACCGTTCGGCCGACTTGCTGGTGGCGCGCTTCGGGTTATTCTTCTCGGGATGGTATTCCTTGCCCGGCACTTCCACGCCCTTATCGTCTTTGGACGCCGGAGCAACGCCGAACGTCAGCTTGGTCGTGAGCGGCAGACCGTTGACGTCTTTCTCGGCCTTCGGGGCCTTGGGTTCACGAACTTTCTTTTCCTTCACCGGGGCCTCGGCACCAGCAACCGCAGTATCTTTCTTCGCCATAGTACGGGTATCCTTATTGAGTGTGTACTGCCGATCCTCCCGGATCATGGCGAGTACGGTTTCAGGGTCGTCCGGGGGGACGCGAGCATTATGCACCAAGGCGCGCCACAAATCATCTGCGATACCTTCGTAGACGATAATGTCGCGAGCCTGCCGAATCGTCTTACCTACGTCCCTCAGTGTCTGACGACGTGAAGTGATCCTGTCGCCCAGGCTCCCACTCTCGTCGGCTCTTGCTGCTAGGGCCGCAAGCTCCTCATCCGATCGGTACTCGTCGACTACGTCTTGCGGGTAGTCCCAGACTGGGTCGCCCCACTGGACCAAAGGATGAAGGTGGGCTGCTTGCTTCGTCTCGAAGCGGTACAGAACCCCACGTCCTTCTCTTGTGATCGCCAGTGCAGTCAACTCACGTCCCTCCGAACTCAATCACTCTGCCACGTGATCGTGAACAATGCAAGGACTTTGTTCTACAATCGTGCGCGCTTCGACCGCTTCCTGGTTTGTCGGTTGTATGGAAACCGTGCCAGTCTGCAAAGTCATAAAGTGCCAGCCATCATAGATGTTAATGGTTTTGAAACCGAATTGTGTGAAGAACGTTGATTTCTGTGTCATCAGCATGATCAACTTTGCATCTTCTTCGTCGTGTAAAATCTGTAGACGCTTCTCGGTAAGAAGTTTCCCGACGCCACGACCCTGGTACTCAGGAAGAACGTTGATCCAAATTAATTCCCAGATGTTCCAAAGAAGCCACGAAACTTTGAACCCAGCATACGCGACTACTTTGTCACCCACCGTGGTAACAATGTAGTGCGGTTTCCAGCGTGCAGCACCAAACATCTCTCTCATTTCAAGAATTGAGTTGTAGTACAACCCTTCGCCCCAATTCTGACGAACGATCAACGCTGCTTCTTCAATGTCTTCTGGTACGAGATCTCTGATAATAATCTCAGATATCATATCTCTACCCCCTTCTATGGTAGGTTGTTCTTGGCTTTCTTGATCGCACGCTTCATCGCAGCACGATCAAGGTGGAATCCACCGATCGCGTGCCACGACTGCATCAAGTGCTGGACGTGTCGTTTCTGGTCGTCACGCAGTGCGTCGAACGGTTTGCCGTGGTCACGGACGATTGTCGTGGTCATCGTCATTATCATGGATTTGTCCTGCATCTGCTAATATCGTGGAGACGCTGTATAGATTCAAAGTCGTTGAACCCTGGCCACGTGTGTGAAAATTCATCCACGATGTCTCGGATACTGATGTCCCCTCGTTCTATAAGTGCGACACCAATTTCAACGATCTCATCGTGGCTCGCATCATACGGTTGCAGTGAGACGAAACCAGCGCTCTGAAAGCAAAGCAGTACTGACCTTCGTATCTCGAAACCTAGTGCTAGAGATTCTTGCCAGATCGCATCAGCGATTGACATCACAATAGCTTTGCCATAGGCGTTGAACGGTATCTTCATCTGGTTCATGAATACACGTTCAAGCTTTAATCTCTGTTTTTTCACACAGGTATGTGAAAACACTTTCTTCAGTCAACACTTCTGGAACCGGAATATCAGTTTCATCAGTCACAGTTGCGATGAACACACCACGTAGATCAGATGTCATATTGCTGCCTCGTCTTCGGTGCTACGATCGTCAGCTTCTCGCGGACGCGGGTCGCCGCCACATACCACACGCGGTGCTCGTCCTCAGGGCTGCGATCCATCTCGGCATACGTGCGGCTGGCCATATCGCGGAACAGGACCACATGGCCGGCCTGCCCGCCCTTGGCACCGTGGATCGTGCTTACGCGGATGCGCGCCCGCTTGCGCAGCTTCTCACCCTTCTGGCGAGCCCTTAGAATGTATGCCCGTTCTTCGTCTGGTATGCGTGTGAGCGACTCGTGCCAGATTCCGGAATGCAACAGCCCGCCGCGCTCAACAAGATCATTCATCGTCACGATCTCTTCAGGCCCGAAGTTGCTGAGTTGCTTGTATCCACGCTTGACGCCGGTGCCCGACGCGAGATAAACGTAGGCTGCGCGGGCCTCGTCGATCGACACTTCCTTGCCCGCGCGTAGCGTCTCCCATGCGGTCACAGCTTCCAACACCGGCTTGCTGACACTACCGTGTCCACGCCACTCGAAAATCGCACCCTCGCGCCGCAGCCACTCCATCACAGGCCGCAGAACATAGGCATTGCGGCCAAGAATCAGAATATCCTCGCCATCGTGCGCGTCGAGCTCGTGCGTCGAACGTATACGCGACACGATGCCCTCGGCGTCGCGCGGCGCCCATTGCTTCGGCCTGCGGTTGTGTACCTGCCCGATGATGGCTTCTGCGAGGCGCTGGGGAGCCCGTGGCACCCGCCACGACTGACCCAACACACGCGCCCGGCCCGGCATGGTGACGAACTGGTTCAGGTCGGCACCCGACCACAAATACAGAGATTGGTCGTCATCTCCCACGATCACAACACGCCCACCGCGCGCCCAAACACCACGCGCTAGCTTGAACACGACCCGCCACTGTAGCTGAGACAGATCCTGCGCCTCGTCGACATAAAGTCGATCAAGCACAGGTGTCCAATCCCCATCAACGAACATCTGGAGCATGTCGGTATAGTCGACCAGACCACGATCATTCTTGAACCGCGCCAGCCCACGCGACACACGGTCGACCAAAGGCCACGGAAGATTGTCGTCATTCTCGTCGAACTGCTGACGTAACGGAATGCAACGCACGCGCGCCAGATTTTCCATAAACAGAGCACGGTCGCCCGGCTCGTAGCCAAATGTCGAGCCTTCGTCCATCGACACAGACTCGCTCAGCCGCACGCCAAGCCAGTCACCGAACTCCACGATTTTCTTGCCTTCGAGCACATCTCCGGCCGTGCTCCCACAGGCAGCAAAACATAGCGAGTGGATGGTGCGGAACCACCGCAGTTGCTTGCGATCCATCTTGAACTTGGCACACGCCCGCTCGGCTGCCTCGTTGGCGCCCATGCGAGTGAACGTGATAAGCCCGATGCGGTCCGGTGGCACGCCCGCCGTTAGATCCTCGTCCACCATACGCAACACCTCGGTCGTTTTACCCGACCCAGGCGGTCCCAGAACGATCTCCGGTGTACAATCAATTTCAGTCATAAGTCCTCCAGACTTTTACTATAACACCCATTCAGGGCGTAGACTATCCGTTGGCCGCTCCGGCTTTGGTTGCTTCGCGGTACCAAATGACGAACCTGAGAATATGTGAGCCTGGAACGCCTTGAAGATGATCCCAAACTCAGGATCACGGTTCACCTTCACCTGGAGCTTGGCCTCGGCCGCGCGGCCCCGGTCCCATACCCTTTGATCATCTGAGTAGTCGTAGAACCAATCGTGCTGAGCACACTCGTCCCAGAATTCTTGCTTCTCTGCCAGTGTTGCCATGTTCAGTCTTCTCTGTGCACAAGATTGATGTAAACCGCCAACGAGAATATGAAAGCACAGCACCACGCGGTGTGATACCATATCGTGAAAGACGGGTTTACTGCTTCCACGAAACTCCCACCCATGAAAGCTGCAAACCAAGACCGAAACCAACCGATAACATTTTCTCTTTTCATAACGGATCCTTGTGGCTACGGGGCAGGGGCGCGGGTGCCGCTGCCTTGAACTTGTTGGGAACCCAGAGTACACGAACGAATTTGCCGCCGATCGTGAACTCTTCCTTACCGCCCATTCCACGGATGGCATTCGCCACCTTATTGCGGCCCCACTCATCAAACTTGTGCCTCTCAAGATGCTCCATGAGTGCACTGAGCTTAAAGTAGTAGCGCCCCTCGGCCTCGTCCTCCCAAGGCTTGCCTTGTGACAAACCATCCTTAGACTCGGCGCGGTGTTTATCCACGCAGAACATCTCGAGCAGTTCTAAGAAATAACCGCCTGTGGATGCTTCTGGTGGCGCCTCGATCACTGTGACCTGTTCCATCACAGCACCCACCATCCGCAGCCAAGTGTCCTGCTTGTACAGCATGAAGCACTTACGCATCCGCTCCATGCAGACCTTGTGAAACAGTTTAAAATTCTGCAACTGCTCAGTGTTCAGCTCTATCCGATCCTCGTCACCTACGCCAGCAAACCACAGCGGCGGCTCGGTATCCAACACCGATAGCGACGTGAGAATGGGAAAGTCGTCCTGGTCGGCACCGACGCCGAACTTGCGCGACCGGCACTTGGCACTGTCGCAGTGATCACAGAGTGGAGCGTCCTTGCAGCGATAGTTAAACTCGCGCCGGTCGAGATTCTTCATAATCTCGAGCACTTCCTCAGCACCCAGCGGCGGCTTCATGTACTCGTGGTTATATTTCTCGAGCACCCTTTTCCAGTCTCCCCCGTATTTCTTCTTACAGAACACCCCCATCGCGAACAGGCCGTTGTTCCGTGTGCCTTCTGGAAAGCCGGACGTTGCAAGATGTTGAAGACACGGCGGACCGTCATTAAGGGTTTCGTCCGTGGCAACCGGGGAGGATAGCTTGACGGCACTGAGCTTGGTTTGGGACTTCTCGGCTGCTGTAAGAAACTCGGTCGCGGTCATTGCGTTGCCGGTTTTCTTGAAGCAGTACCGATCGCTCTCATCGCCGCCGAAATACGGCATGTTCAGCCAGTTGCCGACATCACCACGCTCAGCCAAAATCTGTGTCTGCTTTGGGAATATCTCCGACCCACCAAAGCCCAGCGCCGCGGCGATCTCACGCAGCTTTGCTTGTAGATCTGCCGCTGGCTCGAACCCAGACAGGAACAGATACAGATGAGCGCCGCCAGACTTGGTACGACAGACGAGCAGCGGAAGCTTCATTTTCTCGAGTTGGATAACGACTTCCACATGAACAACGTCGTACTTGTCAACGTCGATGCAGCCCCATCGGCATTTGCCATCAGCACGGATGGGAACAATGCCAAGCGGATTTTTGCCAGCTAAGTGAGATTCCCAAAGCTGTTCGGTAACTTTCCCACGGAGTGTATCCGCAGTCTTTTTAATCTCGACCTTACCGCTCTTCGCATCGTTGCGGCTGGTGCGCTTCGGGTCGTATGTACCATACCCGTCAGCGTTGCCTTCGAAGAGTTTCAAGAATCTGGACGCGACGGGCGACGCCACGGTATATCTCTCATGCTGGGATTAGATGAAGAACGCACGGTCCCGTTCGGGGGTTGGATCACAAACGGGACCGTGGACAGCGCGCCCTGCCAAGTCTGGAGGACGGAGACGAGGGCGCGTGTTCGTTAGACCGGAATGTCGTCACCGCTGTTGGCGGATGTCTCATCGACAGGCGCAGCCATCTTCACTTCGTTCTTCAGGCACGAGAGAGCGAACGACTTACAGTGCTCGCGCAGCGCTTTGTTCTGGTTCTCGCCGAGCGACGAAATGACGTACTTGTACGCGGTGCCCTCGTCAAATTCCTCGTACGCGGTCTTGAGAAGGAACCGCGTCCAGAACGCAGGTTTGTTCACGATGCGGCTTCCGACCTGCACCAACTGAGCGTCGATCATGCCCTGCAACGTGCGCGCCGCGCCGAGGTTCGTTGACGCCATCGGGATAATGATCGGGCGCCATGTCTGCACGAGAATGCAGAAGTAGTGCGCCGTGAGTTTGAGCTGGTGACCGTTGTCCATAATGAAAATATCGCGGCGGACCTTGCCGGTTTTCGGGTGAACAAACGGCTTCGCATTCTTCAGCAGCGGCGTGTCACGCGGGTGACTACCATGAAAACCGCCGCCTTCATCACGAGGCGTCCACTCATTCCAGTTCATGCGGTAGAAGCACGGTAGAACTTCCACGCCATCGCCCTCGGCGTCGTAGAACTCGCGCGTGATATTGTTGAACACGTTGCCGACTTCGAGGCCATCGATGAACGCTGCGTCCTTCCGCTCGACTTGCGGCGACATTTTCTGCGCGATATACATCAGCGGTGTACCGCGATCTTCGGCAGAATCCGAACGACCAGCGCCCTCGACGCCCTCGATTTCAGACGCCATATCATCACTGAGCAACGCGATGCCAGGAACGATCTGGTTCACTTTGGCAGGCACGCCGCCGACTTCTTCATGGTGCACGACTTCTGTTCCGGTCGGCGCGGGTTGCTGCTTCTTTGCCATCACTTCTTCGCTTTCTTCGGTTTGCTGCTGCGCGGCTTAATCTTCACTATCTTCCCGACCGTGGCGCCGAGCACTTCCAGGTCTACCGGGTTTCCGTTTGTGAGTTGTTCTTTCACGAACGCGGTTAGTGTATTCCACGGCACGCCAAGACCGATCGACGGATCAGGAATCTCTGGCGCGTCTTGCCCGGTGGCAGCAAGTGCTGTCTGTACCGTGCGGATAAGGGCCTGCAACCACCGCGCCGCCGTAAGCTGCTGTCGTGGAAACAGAATGGTGAACTCGGTCTTGACGAGATCACCATTTCCATTTTCTTCCAAGTATTGAAACGCTGCGTTGCGGCGCTCCGGTTCCCAGTCTGTTGCGATGTTGGCGTGGTAGTAGTCTTCCAACACCAAGTCAACGTCGAAGTCGGCAAGACCGATTTTGTCTTGTCCGATTTTCAGCATGAAATCCGGGAGGGTCTTGCTTGCAAGTTCCAGACGCGCGGCCTTGGTGGACTCGAGCGTTGCTTCCAGTTCCTTGATTTTCTTGTCTGCTTCGAACAGATCGCGTCCGTACTTGGTGAGCTGCTCGCTCTCGGTAAGCGTCGGTGCGTCTGTGAACCCGACGATATCGTCAGGGTCTGCTGCTATCAATGTCATTGTAGTCCTCCGAATTGTTGGCAGCAACGCCCGGAGTTTCCCAACCGAGCGATACGAGCACAGTTGCATTCTAGTGAATGTAGGACGCTGCTGCCAGTGCCCATACAATGCGCCCAGACCGGCCGGACCGCAAGGCCCCACACATTGCACGCGCGCACGTAAGGACCAACAACACACGACCCTGAAAATTGGGAATAAAAGTGATAATGTGATAATTGAATTCGTAAGTGCCTGCAACAACTACAGGATTGAATTATCACTTCAGCTATCACTTAGTGTTTACAAATCAGATTTAGCGCGCCTAGGAACGTCTTATTTTCAATTTTGGTCTCTTACGTGTGCACGTATGCCCCCCGGCCCTGGTCTGGTGTATACTGTGCAGCTTAACGAGGAGGACACATGTACATTCCGAAAACACAGCCTTACGAACACCAGAACCGAGCTCGGCGCGCAGCCATGCTAAACACGACGGCCTTCAAGCCAGCGTTCGCGTGGTTTCTTGAAATGGGCCTTGGCAAGACAAAGGTCGACATTGACGAATCGTGCGAGATGTTTGAGCTTGGGTTGATCGATGTGTGGATTATAGTCGCGCCCAAAGGGGTGTTCCGTAACTGGGACACCCGCGAGCTACCCACCCACGTTCCAGACCGCATCTGGAGCGCTGCGCGCGTTCTGCACTGGCTCCCTGGTGGTGGTGGCAAGGCACACCAGCAAGCCCTTAACGCCCTACTGGTGCCCGGCCCTGGCCTCCGCATCCTGGTTATCAACATTGAAGCCTTCAGCACCGGCAAGATTGCGCGCGAGTACGTGGCGCGGTTGCTTGCCAGCAAGACCAAGGGTGCGAAGGGTACGATCGACGAGTCCACGACCATCAAGAACCCAGGCGCCCGTCGCACAGACGCGATCGCTGATCTGCGTGATCTGTTGGACTATCGTCGAATTCTGACAGGTTCGCCGGTGACTCGTTCTCCTCTGGATCTGTACGGTCAATTTATGTTTCTGCAAGGCAAGCCGCTCGGGTTCTCATCTTTCTACAGCTTCCGTGCACGCTACGCCATCATGAAGAAGATGGACTTTGGCGGGCGCAAGGTACAGATCGTCGTTGGCTATCGTGAGATCGACGACCTGAACAAACGCATCGCACCGCTGAGCTACCGTATCCGGAAGGATGAGTGCCTCGACCTGCCGCCCAAGATCTATCAGCAACGCGACGTTGAGCTCACGGACGAGCAGCGTCGGCTGTACTCTGAGATAAAGGAAAATGCGACAGCGATGCTCGATGATATGAGCTCGCACGTGACCGCGACAGCCGTGATTACGCAGATCTTACGTCTACATCAGATCGCTTGCGGGTTTGTGACGGACGAAATGGGTGTACTGCACGACGTTTCGTCGAACCGTATCAGTGAACTGATGGACGTGCTTGAAGAGACTGACGGCAAGGTAATCATCTGGTCGCGCTACCGCCGCAACGTCGACCAGATCGTTGCAGCAATCTCGAAGGTCTACGGGTCGGAGTCGATCGTGCAGTTCCACGGTGGTGTGGACGGCAAAGATCGTGAGACAGCTGTTATGCGATTTCAGGGTGATCCGGCACGTGGGGTCGCTTCAGACCCTGCATGCCGCTTCATGATCAGCAACCCACAGACCGGAGGTTACGGAAATACATGGACGGTCGCACGGACAACGATCTATTATTCCAACAGCTTCGACCTTCAAGAGCGACTGCAGTCAGAAGACCGGAACCACCGCGTCGGTCAGACCGGATCGGTAAACTACGTCGATCTCGTGTGTCCAGGAACCGTTGATGAAAAGATCCTGAAGGCGTTGAGAAACAAGATCAACATATCGTCGACGGTGTTGGGCGACGGTTATCGAGAGTGGCTTATCTGATCTGAACAAAGAAAAACCCGCCGACGGTTGCCCGTGGCGGGTTCTGTATTACAAGCGGCAGTGTGATCAGTCGTTCGGTCGAGGCTTCTCAGTGAATACGGGCACTTCGCTTCTTCGTAGAAGATTGACCATAATCTACCTCCATTGACGTTAACCGATTGCAGACATCACGACTTTAGCCGACCAGCTAGACGGTGTGAATGTGAAGTTGCCTGGGGATGTGTATGTCGTAGCGTATACACCGTTGTTGGAGATGGAGTATTTGACGCTGGAGTTATTGTACGCAGTGGTGACACCATGGTCATTGCCGCTACCTAGCGTGTTGCTATTGACTGTCACCACATCACCGACGGCCCATCCACCTTCAGTCGTAGTGCAAGTGTACTCCATGAAAACAGTGACGATCATTCCCGTGTTGATAGTCAACCCATGAGAAAGGGTGTTAGCACTGCCGTTGGTCGGTGTGAATGAAGAGCTCTTATATGTCTGTATCCCAAGATTGACACGAGCAGTTGGAACACTCACAACGTCACTGAGATTGCTTGCACGATTCAGTGGTGTGTACCCGATGTTGGCGACTGCGGCGCCGGTGCCGAGCGCGGCTACGGCTGTCACGTTGCTACTACCATCGAATGACACAGACCACACGACTTGCCCAGTGGCTGCAATTGTTCTTGCATTCGTGAGTTTCGCGGCCTGTACACCAGTCATCGCAAAGGACACGTTCCCACTGCCATCAACAGATCCGGAACCAGTTACGTCACCAGTGAAAGTGAGCGTTCGAGCGGTAGTCCATTTCGCGGCCTGCGCCGCGTTTCCACATGTGAGTGGTGTGGATAGGTTTGTCGAACCATTTACAGGCCCAAGCGACCCAGTCACATCTCCAGTGAACGTGAACGTGCGTGCTGTGGTCCACACCGCGGCTGAAGGCGATGGGCTGTATTGAATATTCTCAAGTGCTGCCGCGGTTACACGGTTCTCTACCGTGTCTCCGATCAGCCATGTCTGCGCAACGGTTCCTTCCTGTCCACGGACGACGGTCAATACGTCACCACTGACATTCGTGCAGTGCACAATTTCATTTGACAAGCCGGTTGACGCAGTGGACAGCGTTACACAGAAATAGTCACTGCCGGTCGGTCCTGGTGTGAACAGTGTACCACTGCCAGTCGCAAGTTGAATTGTTAAATCAGTCAAACCAACTGGTGCGGAGAGTGTTGTCGTAGCGTTATTGTAGAAAAGGATTGTCATCGTTTGGACCTATCCGTAGACCTGATATCTATACTGGAATGGAAGTTGCAGCGCGCCTGTCTCGATAGCAGAGCGTAGAAGTGTGACTGGTGGCGTAGATAGAAACGAAACGTTGGAACCATTCGGAACCCACGAATTCAATGGCGTCGTGTTTGGAACAGACGTTGGCTTATGAACAACACCGCCACCGAGTATGACGATGTTGATAAGTGTCCCGATTCCAAATACAATGCTGATATTGTATGTTTCACTGATACCCGGATCGGTGCCATTGGCGCCATCAAGGAATCTGCGGACACGACGTTTGATCCAATCAATGTTACAGTACCGACCATCACCCCAGTAAAGATTCCACGTCAAACATTTCTTGAATACATCGTCGTCTGCGACATAGTTCGTCGTACTATAGATCGGACTGAAACCGATAACGAATGAACCAATGATACCATAAGTGACAGGACCAGTAGACACAGACAGAGACGGTCGTGTAATTCCATACGCACCCAAAGCCACCCAGTCCAACAACACACCATTTATCGCATCGTTAGTGTAGACTGACAGAGGAATTGAATTGTCCCAGCTTAGATACGACTGTGCGAGCGTATTGTATGTGCTGATGAACGCTGGCAAGTCTGGATCATCAGCGTATTCCTGGTATAGATAACTTGGAATAATGTTCTGGATCACGGAACGCCACACGCGCTGAGAGTTGTGCCGTCAGCGTCAATATCAAGCCATCCGGCGCCACCGCCATCGCACTCGTTGATGATCATAAACGTCTGGCCAACGAACGTGACTTTATGCCCGGCTGGTGTCACACTTTTCATTACGACACGAACACGATTCTCGTGCCCGGGCTGACCGAATGCTGGGTTAATGGTGAGAGCGATATCACCAGATGAACAATCGCAGACATACTTACATGCCGAAGAAAGGACTGTTGTATCCCCAGACACATAGATCGTTCTGATCAGAGCATCTTGCTTCACTGTGAAATAGCTATTCCACTGTGCGGCAGTAGGAATCTGACCAGTGACAAAACCAGGGTTAGACTGTGAACTTGCCATTGGTGCCTATCCCTGTAGAACGGAGATGTTGGATGCGGATGTCGTAAAATAGCCTTCACTGTCACCAGCGATAATCCCGGTGCCCACGGTCGGCGGAACGATAATTCCATCAACATAGACAGTGAAATTTATCTTGGTCAGAAGGGCCGGTGGGACCGCGCTTGCAACTGCGACTTGGAACACAGACTGAAGCTCGTACAGATTCATGTACTGGCCGACCTGGATTCCATTGACATAGTCTGCAAGTGCTGCGGAAGCCTGCTGTGCGACTGCGGTGGCAGATACGATATTCTCAGCAGTTGTTCCCCACACCACATTAATGTCAACAACCTGTGCAACTGGCACCACAAACGTGACTTGGTAGACATCTGGGTAACTGATCACACCCTTTGTGACGTTACGTTCTGTGTGTGAAGAACCGACCAGAGTCGTGACGTTTAGAACACCACGATAAATCGCGTACGCCACTTCATACGGATCTCCACCACCAACAAGAACTTCCCACGTCCCACTTACAGATCCAGGGCGTACTGAGATTAAACGACTTTGTACACCAACTACATTTCCAATTTGTGTTTTTAAAAATGTGGGGAGACCCTGTGCAACAGCCTGCGCAGCTTGGTCTAGTCGAGAACGATAACTCGATTCGCTCTCACCGTTCGGATCTCCAGGTGTACCGGTCGCTGGGTTATTCACAGATAGCGTGTACGGCGACGGAACAGATGTGATCAACGTCGTGACGGTATTGGCGGGCACAGCCCACGTTCCAGCCTGCGTCGCCGAACAGAACAAAGGCTGGGTTGCACCCCCTCCCCCGACTATTCCACCATTTTGGACAGTGTACTGGTGCGTTCCATCAGAGACTGTAAAGCCAACACCAATCGTGAACCCAGGTGTTCCAGTGAATACGACGTAGACAGACGTATTCGTCGGCAAACCTTTTCGGACACCATAGAGCTGTCCCTGCTGGTTCATGATAAACTGGTTCGCAGCATATGGCGTGATCGAGTTGATCTGATCCACACGAGCGGCGTCTATCAGAGAAAGACCAGCGACTTCAGTAGAACTGACGTCTTCGATCAGGGAGCCGGGGAGGTTTGCTGTGTACCCAGGATTCGTCGCTGCAACTTTGGCGAGGAGCACGGCGCGTAGCGTGGCGGGCGGCTGCGGTTGCGCGCCCTGTGACGTCATGAGAATTGGGATATCTGTCATTGTGGGATCGGGACGCTCGCGTTGATCTTAGAACCCTGGTGCGTCGTGATATTGATGCGGTACGTTGGCGGGTTTGACAATTGTTTCGCAACGATCAACGAAGCGAACGAAGATGAAAATTGTTGCTGGAGTTGTGCAACGTAATAGTCAGGAACAATCTGTTGAACAATTGAAGGTTTCGCCGGGATGCCAAAGTTGGCATAGAATGGTGATTCTCCAAGGTTCAGCAGAAGGCACTGGATAAGCGTTGTCACCATCACTGCATCGTTGAAGCCATTTTCGTCAGTCTCGATCGTGACCCACGTCTTCGAACCGTTCTGATTTGTGATACGACCGTAGGTTCTCATCAGGTTGCTTTCACTTTCGTCGCACTGGTGCCGTCAGCCAGTTTGACCGGCTGTGCACCACCACCTAGTGACGTTGTGTCTGTGCTTGTGAGTTTTCCGTTCACGACAAGATCGCAGTTCAGAGTAACTCCGGCGCTATTCAGTGTGAATGTCTTTCCGCTGAAGTTAAGTGTGATGGAAGTGTCGTTAACCGTGACGGTCTTGCCATCGTAGTTTACGACAACGCCAGAGCTGTTCGCGGTGACCTTGGCCTTGCTGTCACTAGTGCGGAGAATGGCACCGTTCGGTCCATAGAGAACCCAGGCATTTGGATCGTCAGATGCGGACCAGTTCTTGTTCCCGACTGGAAAGAACGTGAGTGCTGCGAGATTAGCCGGTGTTGAAAAGTCCGGCACACCGTCGCCCAGCCCAGTAACGTTTCCGATCGATACGTCTGCGGGAAAAACGAGACCTTTATCACCGATCTGCGTCGGTGCCCGCGCCCACTCGGGGCCTGCGATCGGCATCTCAACTTGCGGAAGCGTGAACGGCGCGGCATTCACTTCAAACTTCACAGTGACGATTGAGCCGGCGACAGCCACAACAGACGCGGGCAACGCATAGCCCTGCAACGCAATCGCATCGTTGACCTTTTTCTCGGCAAACCGATTGATGGTCTCTGCGAATGGTGTTTTCTGTGCGTTGCCGCTCATCTAAGTCTGGCCGAATGTTTGCGACGCATCAACTGGTTTCGTGGAAACTGCGTCGATGACTGTTACCCAGGATGCGGCGTCTGCTTGACGGGCATGGCCAACGTGGCGGGTTTTTGTCACACGGAATGTTCCTTGAAACGTGAGTTTTTGGTTCACGAGCTGTGCGAGTGGTTGTTGTGTTGCTGTGACTTGTGCCGCAGGAAACTTGATGTAGTCCAGAACCTGAATATCTGCACGCATCACACACTTCACTTGCACAGACGTTGGGCCAATCCACGTCGGTTGCCCAATGATGTCGCGGAACGCGATCTGTGTTGGCTTTTTCTCAGTCGTACCATCGTAAACGTAGAATGTTTTTTCAGTGAGCCGGATATCCACGCCAGGATAGTCACCACCGACGATGCTTGCTGATTTCTGTTTTATGTATTTTGCAAGTTGAACGAGATTTTGGTATGCACCGGGTTCGTCATTTTTAAGCACAAGATTGGGGTTGATGCTAACGACCGGCGTGGAGAAATCAGGGTACGCAGTCGAAAGTGTGTTTGTGATTGCAGTGGATAGCGGCGTGCCCTTTTTCCAATCGAACACAATGTTGACCGGCGTAACTTTGGTGGGTGATGCAGTCAGAATAAAATCCAGACTCATCTCTGTATTAATCCAATTGCCAAACGCCTGAAGAACATAGCCCTGAGCAATGAGACCAGCTTGCTTGGGATTGGCCAAGGGAAGACCGGCCTGCATACCGGCATAGACCTTGATGGCGGCACCGTTTAAGTCTGAAGCTTGACTAATCTCAGCCAAGGAAACACCCCAGATCTTGATGTAACCTTCGCCGTCTGGCAATGCAAATGGTACAACGGGAATATCAAGTTCGATGTCCAGGGCACCGGGCAATGTCTGGTTATTGACGAAGCTGGTGTATGTCTTGAGCGCGGCGCCGCTGGTCGGGTTCGTGAGTTCGATCCTGTAGTATCTCACAGCGGTTTTTCTTTTCTACCTAAATGGTGTATAATTGTTAAGACACATTGATTAGGAGTAACCATGTCTGCAAAACTTATAGAACATGGAGAAGATGCACTGTTTTCTTCGCCCAGCGCTGCGGGTCTTTCAGGTACATTTATGCTCGTCACACGTTTAGAAGTGGCACCCGATGGCGTTGTTCTAGTACATATCGGGGAACTACTGCAAAACTGTGTCATGCTTTCAGACGACGACACACCACATCTGTGTCTTTATGCACGACATCGTACCGACATTGAAAAATTCCCCAACTGGCCAAACCCAGAACCAGATCAAAAATCGCTACATACATTGTTAGATGAGGAGCCCATCTACGGAGGGTTTAGGCTGCTACCTCATGGCCGATTTCAGATAACAAAAGCGCGTGTTATTTCGTTCATCACCAATGTTCTAGCCGTGTTTGGTGCCCTGGTGATTCTTGCGCATATTGTGCATTAGGGCGATACTTCGAATTGTTGTGCCGCTTCGCGGAAAATCAGCGTCGAGTTGAAGTACCCCGCAGTCAGCGAAATACCATATGAAACGGTGCCGAGCGCTGTAGCGGCACCGGGGTCCGCTGGAAGGTCATACGCTAATGTGGTGGGGCTGGTGGCCAACATACTGTAAAAGCCATCGTACGCGCTCGGCGCAGCCCCTGACACGGTCAAGCCCACGGTGGCACCCACGGCAAAGCCGTGTGGAACGACGGAGACGACTTCCACGGCGCCGTTGGACCAAGTCAGAGACTGGATGTTGATACCAGACGGAGAACCCAGAAGCGGCAGAGTAACGATCCAGTTGTTTCCGAGACCATAGATGTTGACGTAGTAGCGACCGTACAGATTCCACGTGACGATGACGTTGTAGACCTGACCGTCGAGTGTCGGCTGAAACTGAAAAGCCTGCTGAGACGACGGCTGAAAATCGAAGATCGTAGTCACTGCCCGAGTACCCCAGCGACGCCAGCCGCACCGGTGCTGGACGCTGAAGGAATAAGTGATGTTGCACCAAGAGTATTGACATAACCGATCGTTGAAGCAACACCAGACCATGACGGTTGACCATCGATTGGTGTACCGTTCGTAATTTTACTGATCAACGAATTTTCGGCTTCCTGAGCTTGCTGCTCTGTCAGCAACGGTTGAGTAAAGTCCATCTGCCACATCGTTTGGAGCTGGTTGCTCTCGCCAGATGTCACATCGTACATGTCTGTCATCAGACATTCGGTATAGAACCGCGTCGGAGTGGCCACGGTGTAGGTCCCCCCGGATGCGTTGTGCTGTGCAAGCGTGGCCTGGAGATTCATCATCGTTGCAAGCTTGACCGCGTAACCAAGACTTTCACGGACTGGACAGATCATCCGCATTGAGACGCTGAGGGGCTGCGAAATCACAGCATTGGCAGCAACAGCCTGATTAGCGAACGGATACGTTCCAACCTGCTGACTGATATGCTTTGCTCCGGTAACTGGGAGGAAGTGCGCGAAGAAGTTGTCGAGGTTGATCGGATCGCCGCCGGAAAGCAGGCCATCGACAAAGTTCAACGCTTCGGTGATCGCGATGATCGGCAACATGCCGCCGGGCATATTTTTCGCGACGCCATGCGTGAGAATGATCGGGCTAAGTTCAAAACTGAGTTTATACGCGACAAGGCCGAGGTTCATTTCGCGCCGACCTGACTGGACTGGACCACAGCGCTACCGCCTGTGTTATTCAGGATCTGGACGATGGTCTTCTGGTCCATGCCCTTCATAATACCCTCATGCTTGATGATGGCGGCGATGAGCTTTGCGAGCTCGTTGTTATCGTTGAGATTGACGCGTTGGTTTTCTTTGAACCCTGTCGTTTTCACGACATCGTCAATGTACGCCTTGATATTGTTGTGGTGCGGGTTACCGACTTCGCCACCCTCGAAGCGGTTGATGATTTCCGCAGGCGTCCACTTGTTGTACTTGTTTCCGTAACGACGGAGATTGGATCCGAGAGCCTGGACACCACTATCAAGATTGGAGAATTGCTGAAAGTCTGTTAAGCTCCCGGGTTGCATGAGTGCACCGGGATTGTTGATCGGGCGTTTGCCCGTGCGGTATCGTATTCCACGTGCGCGTGCATCGTCTGCGACGCCACTGAACGGTTCTGCGAGAACTGACCAGAAGCTCTTGTGGGTGTTTAGGCCGTTCTGGCCAGCGCGTGTCTTGATGTCTTGGGCGACGCCCAGCGCGCCTTTCTTGGGGATTAGACCAAGGTAGCGCAACCCGTCGGCGGTTGCTTTTGCGAGAGAACCGATATTGTCACAGAACTCAGCAATAGAAGTCTGAAAAGACTTATCACTAATCCTTCCCGCAAGCCAGTCGATTCCACCACCGAGAGACTCAACCATGCCCTTCAGTTTACCACTGGCGACAAAAGTCTCTATTGACTTGACGACTGCAATCGAAAGATCTTTGAGAGGCGTGACAAGAGGAATTAGACCACGGACCAAAACATTCTCGATCTCGGCACCGGCAAGGTTCATTTGCTTCGAGAAGTCCTGCCACATCTTTGCGTTCGCGTCACTAAGCTCTAAAGCCTTGCGGTCTTGGGCAGACATCTTACCGTAGCCAGCGACTTCGGACGCAGATGTATTCTTTAAACGACGAAGGTCCTCGAGACCAAATCCTAGTTCGCCGAGGTGGTATGTCCCCAACGGAATCTTGAGCATATCGTCGGGTGTTCTATCAACAACACCCTTCATCTTTTGGATAAGTATTTCGGCAACTTGCCCAGCATTCTTGCCGCTGAGATCAGCTTCCGAAAGACCAGCACCATACAGTGCAGGTCGTGCAGAAGGGTCAGACATTGCGTTCTGCACGCCACTAAGCACCGAACCAGAATCGACGACGCGACTGTAGTTGACGTCGAAGGCCCGCATTTGACCGATAGACATACCCAAGCCAAGGGCGCGCCTTCTGGAGTCCCCTACCATGTGGCCAAGTGTGTCCATGCCGAACAGTCCGCCACCACCAATGAGCCCGGTAAACACTGTGCCCAACGCGGCCCAACCCAGCATCTTCTTTGTAGCGTCTGCGATGTTGCCCGCGAACTTCTTCGTGCTGTCAGCCATGTCTTGCCAGTGACTGGACGTGGCTTTGGCGGCTTTCTCACCTTGTTCTTCAGCACGAGCTGCCTGTTCTGCAAGCTTCTTCTGTACCATCAGCGCGGCGACAATGCGATCGAAGGTAGCCTTCTGTTCTTTATTCTTTCCGAGCACCTTTCCCCACATTCCAGGCATCTTGTTCAAGCCAGCTTCGTACTTGGCGAACAGAGCCTGGAATGCGACGAACTCTTCGTCGTTAACTGGGATATCGATGACGGACTTGATCGCCACGGCCTGCTATACCTTGTTCCGCAACAGTTTCATCAGGTGGCGTTCCTTGAAAGAAGTCGGTGATTCGAAGATTCCAGTATTGTCATAACGTCCGAAGAACTCACGGAAGCCTTCGCCCGCAGCCCAGTCTAGTACGGAACTGACGACAGTTTCTCTGGCTCCGGCGTCTCGCCAATACTCACGACCTCTTTCAACGTCTGCAAGGAAGCGGCGAACTCCGTACAGTTCAAGGACGAGGTCTGTGCACCCCACAACTTCGAGCTGATTTTCAGGATCCCTGCCACGTCCCGTTTCTTGTGCATGGCAGAGTCGACAATAAAAGACACGAGGGCATTTTCGACCTCCGCTGCATCGTCTTCATCAATCATGTTCTGCTTGACAGCGACTTCGTACGGAACTGTCATCCAGCCTGTCGGGCCGTTAATGACCACGTTGGTCAGACGATAGATTTCGCTAAATAAACCATGGTTGATGGCTTCAAGAGCCATCAGACGAGCTTCAGAGTCGTCCCCAACGCTGTCCTGTGCGTTGCGGCGTAACAGTATGGCCGCAATGCGCGGGCCTGCTGTGGCTCCCAGGCCTCCAGCATAAATTGATGTGAAAGTCTGAGCAATCGTGATAGCGTTGGCTTCGAACACTTCGCGGCTGATCGGCGTGGAATGCACGTACGATGAAACGGTACCCGCTTCATCGTACAGTGGAATCACAAAGTTGAGCTTACGATCGATCTTCATATTGGCGCCCTCCCAGGCGACTAACTCCAGAGATCAGAGTTGATGTAGTAGATACCACTGACCGTGACGACCCACCCGGCTGACTTTCCGTTTAAGTCGAGAGGTTCAACACCCATGATGCCGGTGTTCACGATCTGGTACGGAGACAGAGGCGAAGCGTCCGGACGCACGGTGCAGTCACCCATCAAAGTATTGCGTTCCATCTTTTTCTTGAAGGCGTCGGCGAGCGCCTGCGTCTTCAGAAGGTTGATTCGGATGGAACAATCCTGGTAGGGTTCCGGGGAGGTAACACGCCCGGTACCCGTCTTGATAAATGTGGTGGCGTCACCTTCGAGCGCGAGGCGGATCATTTCCTCGCCGAGGTATGACGCGGTGACGTTGAGCTCAGGGAAAGATGGGAACACGATGGAAGCACGTAATCTGTTGAGCGTTCCCTGATTTGTGAGAGGGTTTCCGGCCATTGTTGTGTTCTCCCTAAGCGGTCACAAACGATGAGACAACCAAGTTAAAGATGATCTGCGTGAAGCCACGGTTCGGCGTGTACAGAATCGAGAACCCAGCGTACTTTCCGATCTTGAAGTCTCCGGGGTTCGAACGGCTGTACGGAACGAACGGTACGGCATTCACGACCGTCTGGTTCGTGAAGGCACTCGCGTCGATCTGCTGGTTGAGTGTCGTGCCATCGAACGCGGTCTGCACGATCGTTCCAAGAACAAGGCCGTATGTGACACCGTTGGACATGGTCTGCGCGGCAACAGCTTGAAGGCGATCGATACCGTCCTGATTGTAGTAGAGCGGATTGACAGGATTGTTTGAACCGTTGATAACCGCGTTCGAGACGTTCAGATCAACGTTGATCTGGACCCAGTCAATCGAGTACCACCACGTGAAGTCGTTACCATCGGCGAGCGTACCTCCGACAAGAACGACGTTGGAGATACCGCCTTCGGCACCGGTGCCCGCGTAGTTGATGTTCGCAGCCCGCAGAGCAGTAAACAGCGCGGCGTTGCCGACGGTGGGGTAGGGTGTAATTCCGTACAGATATTCCCATGCCAACGGTGCGACCTTGTTGGTCGTCGACGGATTGTAATTGAGGGTCGCGTAGAACGGACCAGCGGCGCCGAACTCGGTAATCGCGGCCGTCGGCGAATCGATCCACGGCCACACGTCCTTCATCAGATTCGTGTAGGCCGAGTACGTGCCGGTTGTGGTCGTGACAAAGAAATAAGTCTTGGCCGTCGGAGATTCAAGAGTTGCGAGGTATGTTTTGAACGTGGAATCGCTATCCCACGAACGTGGCACGAGATAAGAATAGAACGGCTGTGTCGGCTGCGCCGCGATGAACGTGCTGAGTGCCGTCACCCCGGCTGCCGATTCGCCGGCTCCGAGCTCCAGAACAGACACGGATTGTGTGTTTCCTTGTGCGAAGAAGGTTGTCCCCATCGCCAGAAGCTCAGCTTGGTTTCGCGGCGTGTACTTGATCGTACCAGTGGCGGGGGTCGTACCACCATTGTCGACCAAGGCATAAGTGAAGGTGCTCGCACCCGTGGACGTGGCGAGATAGGTGCCGTTGTAGTTGGCGGGTGTCGCACCGGTGATTGTGGTGAGAAAAGTCTTGGTGGTGGCGACACCATGTGCCGCTGCGGTGGTAACTGTGGCGGTGCCCGTGGCCCAAGCGATTGACGTAACAGCGAGAGGCGCTGCAAGAATGGCCGTCAGATCGGACAGTTGGGTAAGCGGCGCGGTTGTTCCACTGGAGAGTGTCGTGCCACCTTGTGAGAGAAACGCACCTTTTTTCTGAAGATTGCTCGGAGTCGGTGCGATCTGCTGCGAGACGTTGACTGTAACGATCTGATTGGCCATGTTGTTTCCGCCTTAGAGCTGGAAGCCCGTCGCGACGACTGCGGCGTTTGTGTTACCGGAGCCGAGTGCGGGGACCGTGACGACGATTGCGGTGTTCACAGCGCTCGCAGGCACGGGCTGAGGGAATTGAACGTTTAGAGGCGTCGCACCGACAGTCGCACCAATCGGAACCGGAAAGACGTAGGTGAGCGTTCCCGTGATGGTGCCGGTGACTGCAACGAGCGCGACGCCCGCAGCCGTGGCGCCAAGGCCCGTGACTGTGAAGCCGGTGATGTAGGTGGTTTTGGCAGCGGCGGCGGCAAGAGTGGCAACGGCCGAAGCATTGGCGACGTTACCGCTGGCAGCGGTGATCGACGTGGAGCCGGTCGGCGTGGGCGCCACGGCTTTACCAACGAGAGCCTTGAGCAGAGCGATGACAGTCCCTGCGCCGGACGACCAAGCCGCATCAGCCTTTGCACCAAGGGCGACGTTGGCACCATCGACGATTCCGCCGGTTTTGATCGTGTTGGAATTTGTAGTCAAAGGGGTTTGAGGCATAGATTTCTCCTGGTTTTTAGATGTGATGATGTAACTGTGTTAGAGTTCTTGGTTCGTGGATGGCGGGCACGGCTCCGTGGTGGGTAGCTCTACGCGCTCGGGTGCGGGCGGTTCGGTCGTTCCGAATATCCAAGAGCGAAGAGTCATCGAGCTATCTCGCTTGTGCCTGCATGGTCGTTAAAAGCCGCAAAGGCATTTTTGAGGGATGATCAAGATATTGCTGCTTGAATTATGCCGCTGTCACGAATGGCGATCATGCCCGCCTGTATCGCATGTAACCCGTCCGACGTCCAACTAGGATGCCACTTTGCGGCATTACCGGATAGCTGCACCGCTTGCGCGTGGTCAATTAGTGCCCGGACTGGCAACCCTCCAGCCCGTAACCAGCCGTTTAGAACGTCGATGGGGAACCCAGACGGTCCCGTTTGGTCAGACCCATCAGCCGCCGTCCACGCTCCAGTGGTGTACGGTGTTATTGTCGTCTGATACACTATCATTCCGTTCGGCGCCGCAGACCACAGGGAACCCAATAAAGCTTCTATTTGAGCGACGCTTTTTCCCTCGTTGTAGAGGTCGTTCACAGCAAGGTTGCAGATGACCCGCGTACAATACTTGTTTATTAATTCCATTCTTAGGCTGCTACTGGCGAGAAATTGCCGAATAGACATGGTGCGGCGCGATACATTCACGTAGCCATTAAGTTGCCCCACTGCTCGGCATAGTTCCCCAATTTCATAGGTAGTGTCGTAAGTGTCGTTGCGACCGTAAGTACGGCTGTCACCAATTAATCCGTACGCGTCCGCATGAGTCAGCCCAAGTACTGCGTAAGGAAAAGAAGACGCTACGCCCGTAGAAGACATGGCGGTTCCAGACATAGTTAAATCTGCCGTAGTTACTCCTCTATTTGTTTTGTCTACGGAAGACATAACAGTGTCTGCACACACGGGAACGCCATTAGGGCAATGTCGCCAACGTCTTATGAGAACGGAGTCACCTTTATGACAACGAAACGGTACTAGATCAGACACAACATTTTTCCCGTTTGTGATCGTTCCTTGTGTTTGTCCTCCGCCCCACGTTATTTGTTTTGCGAAGGCTGGGCCCTCGGACAAGCGGTAAACACTAGAGGTAACTAGCCCGTCACTTCCAGCAAATACCTCCGCGCAATCCGCACCGCTATAATAGCCCCCTTCCACTATTCCAATAACATTGGTATCCGCCTGGATAACGTGTAGGCTTTCGCTCATATATTCAAAACGGGACGTGTCAATCGTGTCGGCAAGGCGCGTTCTCGTTCCGACAGCCCTCACGGGAACACGGCTATTTCCCAGAAGAAGCATCCTTACCTCCGGGGACATGCAGTCACCTACCGGGCCGAGCGAGGCGTAAGCTGCCATCGCTGCGCTGCCGGTGAGTAGGTCGCGCCTGCGCATCAGTTCCAAACCTCGGCCTTGAGCCTTGCAACTTTTGAGACCCCGGTTACGCCGGATGCTGTGATGGCCTCCAGCGTCCAGTACACGGCTGTTCCTGACGCAAGCGCGAGGGTAACCGTTGTGCCAACAGCCGGTGCACACTCAGCCGATACCCCATCGCCCCAAACCGCGCTCATGGTGCAATTGAAGGTACCAAGGTGAACAGCGGCGCCGGTAGCAGGAAGCCATGTCCCACGGTCCCCGTTGGTAAACGTCGGTGCGTTGCTCCACAAATCTACGTTGATCGACACCGCGGGCCAAGCTGTCGATGTCGTATCGTTGATCGAAAGCCGTACGCGAGGGATTGTCGCTCCACCTGCGGTATTGGCGATGGCAAAGCTTGGCACAACCACAGACCCAGCCGTTGCACTGCTCGCGATAAACTGGCCTGCGGTGTATGCAGTCGTCGCGCTCGTGAGTATCAGCGTACTAGTCGGGTTGGTAATCGAGCTAGAAGAAGCAACAGGAACGCCACTAGAGGTAACAACGGCCCCGCCGACTTCATTGATCGCAACCGGCCCATTACCGAGCTGTGTCATCGAGGGCAGCGTGCCATAGGCGGTGTTGATGTTTAGCTTTGTGGTTGCAATCGATCCGGTATTTAGGAAATCGAGGTAGAAAAAGTTTCCGTTGGCAGGCAGCGCAACGGAATACCCAACCTGCACGCCAGAGGTCGTAGACACTGCGTAAGCCTTTGCTGGGTATGGAGTTTCAAACGCACACACCGCATCAATACACTGATGAACCGTCAACATCCCGGGCTGGTCAGTTGTAAACAGCAGCGAAATCGCTTGCTGGTAGTATACCGTCTCAATCGTGCCGGTGAACCTAGCCCCAGCTCCCAACTGCGCAGTTGTCGAGTTGAGCGTCGAGGAGATGAAATTTGTTGAGTCAAGCCGGACTGAGCACGCCGAAAATCCGGTCGCGCCACACTGCCCGATCTTTACTGCTGGAGTATTCGTCGTCTGTGCGCTTGCGACGACTGCAAAGAGCCCAAAGACCGCAGCAAGAAGTTTCATCTGCATAACTTTATCCCACCTGCAAGAGATTGACGTTTGAAAGCGTTCCGGTAGACCCGGACGTATTCTGGACTGACAGCGACCAACTCGCGGCCGGAAGTCCATCGCGCCACGATATCGTTGCTACAACATTCGCAGTCATCGCCTGCGTAACCGCGTCTCCGATCGGGATCGTACCAGCGATGTCAATGTACCGCTGAAATGTCATGACACCGGCTTGCGTAAGCTTTGCCGAAGCTGCAAAGCCCTGGTAGCCATTCGTCGGTATGATCCCAGTTGAGTACGTTGTACCAGCAAGGATCGTCGCTGGGGCAGGCGTCGGTGGTGTCGGAATAACCATCGCACCACCGGCGAGATAAACGGGAATCGCTCCAGCCGGGTTATTCTGGTAGTTCGGAAATGTTGGCATAGAACCTCTCAGAGAGTTGCGGCTGTAAAGTACTGAACGAGTACTTGCTGGAATGTGGTGCGTGTGATTGAACGGACACGGGACTGGTAGTAATTCACGTCGATGTCGATGAACTTCTTCTGTGCCAGCGTTTGGAGCTCGACTTGGGTACGTTTGTCATCCCGGATAGCGGGGCTGTTCATCAAGCCAACTACGTCTGGATTATTCAGCGTGTACTGGCCGATATAGTCGAGAAAATCTTGTGCTGAGTTGTTGTTGAGCCCGATCAACGTGAACTGGACACTCTCGGTGCAAAGTTGGCTTGTGGAGCTGTCCGGTCCCATCCGTGAACCAGCAAGCACCGACTTTGTCGAAGCAGGATCCACATGAACTGAGATGAAAGGTGGTTGTGCGTTAGCCGGGAGAAGGTACGACGCGTAGATTGGTACGTTTGGCGGGCCGATGAGATCCCAGTCTTCCATCGGTGTGCGGTTGAATGAGAGCCAGATTGGTGTACTATTCGAGACAATTATGTTGTTGACGTTGAATGTGCTCGGATCGTCAACGATCTGAGTTTCAAGATCAGGATAAACTGCGTCACCGTGGTAGTGCCAAAGATTGGCCTGCTCGTAGAAGAAACCGCGGCTGGAGAACGCGAACCGGATACCGTTGTGCTCCGCGAGGTACATGATGTCAGGATCGATGACATTCAGGTCTGCGACTTCAACTTCAGACGTGAAGACCACGCGGTTTGTCGCGAATGTCTGGTCCTGGTTCTGGCTCAGGTCGGTCGAGTAATGCAGAGAACCTTTGGCGGTAACCGTTGGGGCAGCGATGATGGTCGCTGTGTCGGTGTTGAGTGTCGTGGTGTTAGGGACCAAGGAAGTATCAACGAACGTCCCACGCACCCAGAACACGAAGCCATCAAGCGGTAGCGTGACTTTCCGGTACAACGTGAACGTGATCTTTTGAAATTCGGAGATCGAGTCTACAGCAGCGGCGAGCGACGCACCGAGTTGAGACTTGGCTCCGGATGCTTCGGCGACGGTCGCCATCTAAGTGCTTTTTCCCGTGCAGGCCGCGTTTTCTTTTCGCTTTTTCCAGCGTAGAACACATCTTTCGTGCGTGTACAGACCAGATTCTTTTCTGATCGCAGTCATTCTCTCTCGTTTTTCGTCTGACCATTTCATTTTCTGGCGAGTTTCTTCTGACGGGTGCCAACCGAGAGTATTCGTATTCCCCATCATTCTTTCGATAGTGCGTTGACGCCATAACTCAGAATTAGGTTTCCCTTTCTTATGAGAATTTCCCTTAAGACGAGAACTAGCTTCTTCGTGGTTTGCTGGATTCGACCAGAATTCTTTAAGAAATTCTTTTCTTCTCTTACGCCATACATCAGACACGACGATTCGTGTTGTTCCATCGCCGCCATCCGTCATGTTCGCAAGCGGGCCTTTTCGTAAATCTCGGCGCCCGTACAGAGAAATCATGTGCATCTCAAGACAAACAGCTTCTTCTCGAGTTAAATCTTTCTCAACAACATCAAATAATAGATTTTCTTTTCCATACTTCTTTATAATATTTGCAAACAATTGATTCGGATGATTTTCAGCACATTTCAAATGCCGCTTAGGTCTCCCCGCGTGCATACTCAACCCGATGTAGCACGGGGTTCCATCTGGTCTGCAAAATCTGTACACAAAATACGTCTTATCTGTCGTCATTTTAATCTAACCAAGATTTGAATGAACTAGAGTAGAGACCTGTGTCGATAAAGCTGGGACGACGCTTGTTCTTACTGGCGTAGGGGTGTTTCAGGCGGTGGTTGACACCATCCAGGGCGGCTTGCGTTGGCACACCAGGGTAACCGACATGCTCGATCTCTCGATTGGCCAGGAACTGCTTGAACCGTGCTTGGATCGAGCTCTCGGCCGCGCCGAAGGGGCTGATGCGCAACGGAGCGCCGAGCTGGATAGACTCCATCGCGCCAACCAGCGACTGAGCGATGTCTTCGATGACTTCTTCTTTGTGGAGCTCGAAGAAGATCCGCATCACGTGGTACTTGGCTTCGAGAATTTCTGCGACATCGCCCGTGGTGGCAGTCTTGTTGAACAGCTTGGCGATCCGACCTCTGCTCTTACCCTTCTTCAGGCGTGCACGTGTCGCACGAGCAGATTCCTGCTCGACGTACGGAATGTCAATTACTCCAAGATGGAGGACCGTGGTCACGAGACATCCCAGATATTCGGGCCATAATCTTGGGCTATCGCGAGATACGCGCGCCCGTACGGCGTCTTGAGTTGCTGGAGGTTCGCGAGTGTAAAGTCCTCAGCGGCCTTCTGCACGACGAGCGAGCTGCTCGTTCCATTGTCGCCGCTGGACTGCACGACGCCAGTGACAAAGTTCAGCAGATTCCATTCCTTGCGGACGTCTTTGAAGAATGTGCTGCCGGGTTGATCTGGTGCCCAGGTGAGTAGAATGTCGCCTGCTAGATTGTAGGTGGCGATCGTGAACAGAAGGGGCGACACTTGCTGGATTACCGGATTCACAGTCTCTCGTGCAATGTCGAACGACATTGGAAGAAACGTGCTATTGTCCGGTAACTGTTGTGGAGTGATCCCCATCACAGTGCGGACAAAGTCCAGAAATCCAGCAAGTGTCGGTCCCATCAGTGTTTACGGTTTCTGCTGCCACCACGGGGCGGGCGGTTCGGATTGGTCTCAGTGGACACGCGGACACCCTCGGCGATCGGCTTGTCATCACCACCGGCGAACGAACCTTGGCTTTCCTCTTCCACCGACATCTCGAAGGCACGGATCGGATCGACGCCGGAGGACTCGGTCAACGCATCAATCTGTTGATTGGCCGCGATCGCTGCGTTCTGGCGCCGCTTCTGACCACCTTCCTTCAGTTCACCACGGTTATGTGTGAGAACCCGAAGGATGACTTCGGACCGGATTGGCGCTTCGGAATAGATGTACGGGACTTTGCCGTGCATGTTGTTGAGCTGGTCGAGACCAAGCAGGCCGAAAGGCTGGAGCTGTTCGACGATGGCGTCTTTCTCTTTCTGGTTCAAACCAGAAGACGGGCCGATCGGCATTTGCTTGCCCATTTGGATTGAGTACTGATGAACCTTCGCCGACTCTGGTAGACGAAAGTTGATGATGGTGTTTTGCGACTGGCAATTGGCAATGAAAAAGTTCGGCATGAATTATCCCTCCAAGGATTTAGAACTACCCACAGATCAACAGTAGTTGATCTGTGGGTATTACTTCACAGTCGGTAGTCAGATCACTGGTACGGCGCCCATAAAATCGTAATGCTCTCGGGTCGCACAGCCCAACCACCGGTGATGCGCCACTCGGTGAGAACGTCCGTGGCGCCACCGGGCAGGGGCGACACGATTTCGCGCGGCGCGGCCTGATCGGCATACATGGTCGTGCACGTGGGATTGCCCGGTCCAAGCGTCGCGAAGATGTTGGTGCTGAGCTTGTCGCCTTCGGGCTTCTCGACCTTCGGCATCACGAGCAGGATGGTGTCCGTTCCGCCGGGGCCTTGGCCTTGCAGGGTATCGTCGTAGCACCAGAGCAGCTTGTCGCCATTCTGCATCAGGGTTTCTTTGACGACGGTCGCAGTGGTGCCAGTGCCCGCGCCAACGCGCTGGTACTGAACGAGCTGGACGATGCCAGGATACTCGAACTGTTCCAGCACGCGCTGCGGGCCGAGAATGGTAAACTCACGGCCGATGCCGAGCTGATTGGTGCGGGTCTTGATCGCACCGAGCAACTGCAACAGAAGGAACGCCATCTGACCGTTGTCGTACGTGACAATGGTCGTATTGCCGTTGGAGTCCGCCGGAAGATTGAGCGTGGTGGCGCCGCTGGTGTTAACGAGGCCCTCCCCGTTCTGCGGGTTAAAGCCGTACAGACCCGCGTCACGGGCAAGCTGGAAGTTGGCCTGCCACATACCCAGGCGATAAGCCTCGGGCAGGGAGAAGCCCCAACGGCCCGCAGCCGCCGTGTCGTGGTGGTTGTACTCAGCGCGGCAGGACAGCAGATAGGTCGGGGTGCTGACCTGGGAAGCGGTGATCGAAACGCCAGGAAGCTGGTTCGGCGCAGCGGTACCGGCGAGCATCTTGGTGCGAAGATCCAGTCGTTTCATATAAACGAGCAGGTCGTCTTCACCCAAGCGCACGCGGATATCGCTATCCGCCAGCGTGTCGATCCAACCCGAAGCCTGGGAGTACGGAAGAATGATTTCCGGCTCCGAGAAACTGGGGTTGACAGTAACGTATGCCGAGGCAATCAGTGCCATAATTGTCGCTCCTCCTTAGAGCTCGATGACGGCAGCGGCGCCGTTGTAATTCCAGGTGGCGAACCCGGAGACCGGATCGTAACTGACGACCTGACAGTTGGTGGACTGGATGTCCAGAATGTTAACCGGGAGGACGCCGCCCGTGGCGAGCGTGGCGCCACTGATGGTCATCGTCTGTCCAGTCGCGACCACGAAGTTCAGCGTGGAACCCGTGGTGCCAGCAGTCAGCACTTGCAGACCGTTGATGGTGGCGAAGGTGCCAGTACCAGCAGCGCTGGACACGATGATCTCATCACCGGGCAGCAGGCCATGCGCCGCAGCCGTGGTGATGGAGACGACGCCGGTGCCGGACGTGTAGGTGGCGCTCGAGAATGTCGGAGCAGAGTAAGGGATCAACTTCTGGTTCGTGAAGTCCCACGAAACGGACGTGTTGACCAAGCTGCCGACGAGGCTGATCAGGTTCGGATCGGCCTGGACTGCGATGCGGGCTTTGCTGCCGAGCTCGTAGTACATCACCTGACCGCCGCTACCAGCCAACGGAACAGGCGACTGCGGCGTGTTGATCATGCCATAAGCCTGATCGAACACGGCGAAAGCTGTGAGCGGCTTGGTGCCGGTGAGCGCGGTGGCGCGGCCGACAGGGCAACCCAAGGTGCGGCTGGGAGCGCCAGCGACATAACCAGGGATCTGTTGGAAGATGCCGACACCACCCCAAATGGGAAGAGTTTCGGCAGTCAGCAGCCAACCGCTTTTCAACGCATAGCGGTAAGCCGGATCAGGGAATGCGGTGCCCTGCACGAGGCCAGTGGCAGAGACGTTGAACGACCCTGCGGCATTCGTCGTGAGAGCCGGATTGAAGGAGATGCTGGCCATTAGTTCAGGCTCCCTTTCTGCGGAGTGTTGATGCGTTCGACGCTGCGGCGGTTACCGCCGAAGCGTGCCATCCACGCGGCCGGACGACCAACGAACGTGGTCTCCTTGTGGCCGGACGGCATGGTGCGAGTAATCTGACGGAGGCTACCGTCTTCGGCGCTAGCGGGGTTGCGCGCGGCAGCCGCGGCGTCAGCATAGATCGCGTCTTCGGCGACCTTGAATGTGGCAGAATCAACGCGAGCAATTTTTGCCAGATCAGAGCTCTTCCAAACCGGCGAGTGCTTCTGCAACGGAGTGATCATGCGGAGGCGATAGCCAATAACGTCTTCGCCCTGGAGCGGACGGCTGGCGGAGTCGCCGAACGCCTGATAGACGCCATCGGCGCGGGCTTGCGCATCGGCCATCGCGGCGTAGTCATTGTCGCTGGACTGCATGGGAATGCGAGCGGCGAGCTTGGCCATTTCGCGGCGGATGGCATCGATGTTGACGGAGTCGGCTTTCTTTTCCTCTTCCTTCTCGTCCGCGTCCTTCTTGGCTTTGTCGGCGATCAGATCCTTGGCCTTGCCTTCTTCCTTCTCGGTCTCGGACTCTTCTTCGTCGTCCTTGGGCTTTTCCGCCTTTTCATCGGCGTCCTTACGCTTGTCGACCTTCTTTTCTTCTTTCTTGAAGTCTTCGAAGGAGTCCATGCGCTTCTCGTGGCTGTCGAGGCGTTCACAGACCGCATCGATGCCTTTCAGCAGCTTGTCCAACTTTTCACCATGCTCGGCATCGGCTTTCGCACGATCCTCGGCATCTTTCCGCGACGTGTCAGCAGCCGCAGCTTTCTCTTTTTCTTCCATTGATAGTTCCTCAGAGGTTATGCCTCGCGGCGAACCGCCACACATTAAACTTCGTTACGAGGGCGGATATTCATCGCAACGAGAATCATGTTTATTCTTTAGAGCTCTTGCTTTCGTCTGTACCCATTGTTCTTTGCACTGCTGAGAACGACGAAGTCGACTTTCTTCAGTGTGGACACGTTTGTGGTTTGCTTCAGCAACAGCCACAGAACTTCTTGCTTGGCCTTCTGGTGTCCGGGTATTCCCAACTCCGTATTTGTTCCCCACATTTATTTCTCGGAGTTTTTCTTTTCGTTCCTGTGTCATTGAGGAACGCATATTTTCGCGAGCTTTATCTGATGCTTCGCGTCCCTTGGACTTAGCACCGTTCAAGATTCTTAACTCTCGAAGTGATGCTGAACGTTCTGGGTCGGCCCAAAATTTTTCAAGAGCAACCTTGTGCTTTTCTTTCTGTTCAGCAGACATAGGGCCTTGGGCTTTGCCCTTGTTCCAAGGTATCTTGCCCATATTTGCAGCACTAACCGCCGCGCGAACCGCTTTAGAGACTGGATGTCCCTTAAGAGACTTAGATTTCTTCTTTCTTGTTTCTTCGGACTGGGTGTAACCAGACGTACCATCACCACCGTCGGTAATATTGACTAATGGGCCGGTACCCTTGTCTAGTCTTCCAAGGGCTTTGATGAATGCAATTTCTGTCTTAATAGCTTCTTCATCAGTTAAACCCTCTTGGACTTTTATTCTTATGAGAGGTGTGCCGACAAATCTGGCTGTAATAAATAACTGAGAAAATAAATAGTTCTTGTGATTTTCACCACGGCGTTCGTGTTTCAGCTATCTAATCCCACGCCCCTTGCCAACGTAACAGGGCTGGCCATCCCAAGGTGTGAAATAAATATAGACATACTAGTCCATCAAATACGACGCATTAAAGCGCGGTATGCAGAGTCTAGACGTGAAGAGTTCAAACGTGAGTTCACAGAGTCTAACCGACAATTGACTTTAGTGTAGTCTGGTGCGTGGATTGAGTCTATACGTGAAACTTCTTCACTTCCTGTCGCGGTTATGCCACGTGGTTCTCCACCACAATCCCAAACTCCGAGAGGACAGATGCAAATGTGGTCCAAAAGCTTTGGCTTACCTTCAATCAGAAGAGTTCTTCCATCTTCTGTCTGAAGCTTGGTACTGTCTACGTCCCGCAGCACAACGGCAGGCGACGTGGACCGAATTTCTTTCGACGACATGACCTGAATGGCCTCGTCGTCATAAATTTTCACGATACCCCAGACTTCATTCAGGTCTGTACGAAGATAGGGTAGGAACGTGGTGCCAATAATACGATCCGCGAACTCCTTGGAGTTCAGCGTCGCGTTCTTCGGGTGTTCGTAGATAACGGGCAGGCCGTTACACCGCGCCAGGAACTCATCGTTCATGTACAGGCTGGGGTCGCGCCACACGAATTCATCGTTGTTGGTGCGATAGGCGGCGCCGGTACCCGTGATGCGGATCGCGAACAGTGTGACGTTTTCGTAGCGCTGCGGGCTGGTAAGTTCGCCAGCGGCCATCGCGCGGGCAACGCCAAGCTCGTCCATGCCGAGGCGCTGGGTGGCAATGTTGCAGCCAGGGTGCAATGGCTGCGGCGGGCTACTCAGAGGCGCCCACGCCCATCCTGACGACTCCTCCGACAGGGTTACGGCAAAGGGTGCGGGCACGCGCTGCAAGAACGTGGTGAAATCGACCGTGGGTGCCCCTGCCGAGTTCGGTGGCGGGAGGGCGACGCCCTCAGCAGGGGCGGTCGCAGCAGCAACGACTGCGACAGGATTAGCAGATCCGATTTCCGGGTCTGCTGGTTCCAATGGCGTCAAAACATTATCGGTCTGATCAACAGCAAGAACACGCTCGACGGACCCGATCCGCCGTGTCAGTTCAGACCGCATCCCGTCGGGACACAATCCAATCTCTTCCACAGCTTCGCGAACAGCCGCTTCTTCCGCAGACTCGCCTTCCTCGATCTTACCACCCGGCAAGCACCACATTCCGGCACAGTCGCCGGACGCGCTGCGCTTCAGGAATAGAACCTGATTGTCGGGCGTTAAGAACAAAAGTCCGGCGGCGCGGATCATTAAGTGAGTTCTTTCACACCGATGATCTTTTGGATGCTGAACGCACCGTCCCCATCAAAAGAAAATTTCTTACGATACTCAGAATCGTCCGGGTCAACAACAACGATGAAAGAGTGCCCAACGCCGGAAATCTTTTTCACGTATGCGAGGAAAGACCCAAGCTGATTGTCTTCATCATTGACAAACAGCTCGATTTTCTTACCGTCCGCATCCTTCCTGCAAGCCGCGTCGAGCTTGGCGCAGGCGGCGTCGAGTTTGGACGACGACTTGATCGCTTTCACGAGCATGTTGTAATTTTCTTTGGCGATTCTGATTTCTTTGGGATCGTCGGAGAATTTCTTCAACGCTTGCTCGTAGACGATTTTCGCTTCGCGCAACTGTTCAGAAATGGATTTCTCGCCATCTGCCTTGGCGTGTTCGGGTTCCTCCGACTCCTCGGTGAAGAACTTTTCCAGCAAGCCCTTGAGTTCGGTGAACTGCGGGCCAGACATGTCGGCCTTGGCTGCTTGGTAAGCGTCTGCGATGGCTTTCTTCTCGACCATCGGCGTCTACTGCAAAAGTTCGTAGCGAGGAACCGCCGGAACAACGACACCGACAGCAGGTTCCACCACGGGTTCCACGGGTTCCACGGGTTCCACGGGTTCCACGGGTTCCACGGGTTCCACGGGTTCCACGGGTTGGGGTGCAGCAGAATTATTCTTGATGATGATCACGCCACCATTGTCGTCGTCACCGGGCATCTCACTTTTCCTTATTCAAAATGGCGAGCACTTTCTGAGTGTCGCACTGGGACGATTGGAGACAAGCTTTGAGAAGATTGAACTGGTATGTTTGAAGCTCGGACTGCGCCGCGGCGCGGTAAAATAAGAAAGACATGATGATCGTGACAGCAATCGTGATGCCACACACCGCACCGCTCCAGTACATAACTGACGCCGCGCGGCCCACGGCCTCGCTTGGCATCACGATGTTCGTGTGGTTGCCAGGGCCAAACTGGTTGACGCTGCCATCAGCGATATTGTCACCGGGCATTGCGAGAATTCGTCAGAAGGTTCTTGATGTCTTTCTTAATGTCGCTGACATCCGATTTTACGTTCGCGACGTCAGCCTTGATAGAAGCGGTATCAACGATCACTGTTTCAAGGCGTGTGATCCGCTCGTTCTGTTCTTTGTTTTCCTTGACAGCTTGGTCGGCCGTTTCTTGGGCGTGTGCTGCCATCGCCTGTGAAGTCACAAGAGAATTGAAACTCCACGCCAAAGATGGAATGACGATCGCCGCGATAATAAGCGCGACGAGCCATCGTGGAACCTTGATGTCAGGTTCATTGACGCTGAGGTGAACCAAGGCATCGTCCTCCACTATTTCACCTTACGGCATTTTTCGATGACGGGTTCGACAACGCTCAGCCGAGCTTCCAAGCCCTTGATCCGTGCCCACAACAGTTTGTCAAACTCGGCGCCTTCTTTGGTCGCGACGAGGTCGGCGTATTCTCCCGGAAAGTGCAGGGGGCGGGGGGCCAAATTGTCTGGCACACACGACGCGGATACGGGGAGATTAACCGTTTGCGGTACGGTGATCGGCTCTGGCGTGGGGACGGCGGCACAAGCAGCAAGAAGAACAGCGATGAGTAGTGCGAGCAGGTATCTCACCGTTGTGCCTCCAAGAGAATTTGCTTGTGGACATAGTCCTCGCGGGCGCAAGCGTCATTACCCATCACCGGTCGGTTCATGAACGTGCCAAGCTGGCGGCTGGCAACGTCGATCTTGATATTGGCAAGTGCTACGTCGGAAGCGGCCTGCTTGAGCCGCTGAGCATCGTCCTGCGCTTGTAGAGAGATCGTTGAGTTCTGCTGGTTGAGTGCTGTCTGACACGTAGCGACGTTTAGATGCGCTGTCGCCACCATCGCGACGTACCCGGTCTTGGGGTTATTGATCGAGTTGGTGAGTTCATCGACCTGGGACGATAAGAAGGAGTTGTTGATGAAAAGATACGTGCAAAGCAGCGCAAGGCCGAACGCAGCACCCATCGCTATCGGGCCCACGAGTTTATTAGCGAAGAATGCTGCAAACATCACTATTTCTCCGCCGCCGTTAGGCTGGCTTTGATGGTGTCGTCTTTTGTCTTTGAAGAAGACGATGATCCGAAGAAGTACCCGACGATCAACATAATCACGCTGCTGATCGTTTGGCCCTGGTTGTTCACCAAATCCCTAGTCTCAGCGGGGACGGCATGAAACATAGAGATGAACAGGAAGATGAAATACCCGAGGGCAAAGACAAAGGCGAGAGCCAGCGGCGCCAGCTTTTCGGACGGCATAGCCTTCACGGCTTCAATGACTGTCATCTTCTACCCCATTTCTCACCACTGATCAGCGCCCCACTCTTCGAGCGACACTTCTTTCGGCGGGCGGTTCCACCATTGCACGACAAGATCAGTAAACGTATCCGTCGCTGACATAGCTTTTTCCGGGATAGGCTGTAACTTCTCTAGGTCTGCAAGGCTTGGGTGGACAGCTGGGTGAGAAGTGAAATCCCGTGTGATGGACCCAATCATACTTGCGTAATCATGGCGCATGAAAAATCCTCCAAGCATACGTGTTGCCGTCGCCAGAGAGTCCTTTAACTACGAAGTTAGTTCCTGCCGTGATTGACTGTAGAGAGATTGACCCAGCAGGGGAAACAGGAGTTCCTGTCATCGTAAACGCGATGAAATCACCAGCCTGCACGCTTGCAACACTCACCGTTACTGCAACAGTGCCATTGAGCGTCACCGTCCCTTGATCGGTAGAATAGCCGAGGGGAATGCGATTAACAGTCCCATCACTCAAAATATGTTGCAGGTAACCATTGTTTGGGATGATCGCCCCGGCAGAGGTCGTAGCGTACGTGCCTGACAGCGTGCGCTGCTCTGGGATAATCATCCCACCAGACGTGGCGAACGGCCTACGCGCAAGGTGCAAGTTGCCATCTACATCAAACCAACACGCGGAAAATGTACCGCCACCACTGGCTGAAAGTAGACACTCAATGGGGTACCCAGAATTGATCTGGCTACGAACAACGAGGCCTTGGCGCGTGTTTGAGTTGGAACGCCCGCCCGCCGAGACAATGCACTCGCCATTATCTGGCTGGCTCGTGGCGTAGCAATTGAATTCGTTCGTTGCTGGTGTCGTGGTAAACCCAGTCGTCGGGGTAGTGACAGTTGTTGCTGAGGTGAATGAATCGTTTGTAGTGATTGTCGAAAACGATCCAGGTGGTGGATAAATGGAAATGCCCTTGCCACGAATACCAAGGTCTTCACGCTGGGATAGGGCCTCAATCCAAACCTTGCCTAACTCTGCGTGGCCTAAATTGTTGGGGTGTGTCAAATCAACATTCAGAGCACTGTTGATGTCTTTGCCCAACTGGGATGCGCGATTGTCAACGTATGCAGTCCATACCCCATCGGCGCGCAGCGTGTTAGTCACTAGGCGAACGCTGTTATCCCACCATCCAGTTAAATTGTCTGGGTAAGAAGACCCAATACCGTGCCGAATGATCCCGCCAAGAAATGGGCGGGGTCCGTTAGCATTGAAACCACCACCATTCGTGGCGATGTAGTCGAGGTAGACAAGGTGGGCACCGCCTGACGGGCTGGTCGGGATCACCTGCACCTGATGCAGGCCAAAATACCCCATGGGGACGCGCAAAACTTGAGGACCGTATGTCCTTGCAACATCCTGCGAGAGTGGGATCATATCCCCACTTGTCGAGGTAGCTGGTGTGCTTGAAAATGACCCTACGACAACACCGTCAACGAGCACGTTTGCAGTGCCAGTAGATCCGGCGGAAATTGTGTAACCAACGTATGCGACTGACCCATAAAAATTAAGGGCACCAGTTGTTGCGCCATTTGTCGACGAAACGCGGCCAAACCCCCAAGTCTGGAGTGATGAAGTTGCCCAACCCGACGCAGATGGAAGGTCGGTAGCTTTGATCTTGTTCGGGCCATCGGGAATTGATAGCCAAACAATTTCAGCCATAACCGAACGCTGGAATTGTGGAACAGCAGCGGCTGTGGTGCCACCTGGGAGTGAATTTGTCCCGCTACTTACAAAGATGTCGTTTGTGCCGATGGCATACGTGAAAAGCTGGCGGTTGGACGCAGCAACGGTCGTTGCATAGATTTGCGAGGCTTGGTCGTATGCTGTCGCACCACTAATGGCGTGGTCAGATACAGTCAGGCCAAAATTTGACGCGACAATATCAACGTAATCTGGGGCACCGCCAGTAGTGCAACACCCAGCTGTGATACTATCCCCAAAAGCGTCGTATGAATTATAAAAGTACTGGCTTAGTGCACTGTCCAAACCAGACAAAGAATTAGCTGCAAGGGACAGCCAGCGCCCGGACCCAGCAGCATAATCAGTTGGACAAATAACAGAATTGGTTGTAGAAGGGCATGTTGCGGTGGATGTAATGTCAAAATGGTAGACAGCTTGATGCCCGCTCTCTGTGACATATACATTCTGATACAGGCCAGACGATGATTGAGCCCTGGTCAACGCACCGAGCGCTGCTCTCGTATTTGGTGATGTGCTGGGATAAGCAGAATTCGCCAGCGTGATCCCTGCGAATAGTGCCAAAGCAGAAATAATCTGAATGAGATTACGAACGAATTTCATGCGATCCTCTTCAAAGCTTCGCGGCCCTTGGCCGTTATCATGTCAGCGGGCAGGGCGCTGACAGAGTAGATGAAAGATGCAAAGCAACGGCAAAATGGCGCCTGAGCCGGCAGATCAATATTGTCTGCCTCGAAATATCCGACCGCCCCCGGCTTCACGAAACCCTTCTGCTGTGCCCACGAATTCTTGATCAAATAGACTTTGCCGTCGCGCTTCTTGTGCACTTCCCGGTAGTCGTAATTCGTTTGCTTCCAGTTGCTATGCCAAACGGCCGCGATAGCACCACCGTCTTGCGCCACGATATCGTTGATCGCGGCGGTGAGCTTATGCCCCTGATCGATCAGAACGCGGCGCTCGGTGAACGGGAGGGATGCAAGTGGCTTACGGACCTCGGCTTTTTCCTTGGCCTTCTTGATCGCGTCGCTGCCACCGGCTGGGATGCTTGTCGCCCAGCCTTGGAATCGTCTCAGAGTAGATGAAATCGCCTCCTGGCGATTTAATCTAATTAGATTCGCAGAAGCAAGGATGCGGCGGTCGAGCTCGGCGTGAAGATTCGGAGCAATACGGTTCAGCGTGAATCGGTCAATGTGACCGTGGTACTTGACGAGACCGCCCTTCTCGACGAGGGCCCTGTAGATGGCGACAAGCTGATCACGGAGCATCTTCTCCATGATCGGCGGCGCGGTGCTGCCAGCCTCGGCCGCGCGACGCAGGCGCTCGCTCCAGAAGCGAACTCGATCTACGCTGTCGTAGCCATGCTCCGCAAGATCGGAGATGGCGGCTGTGAGAATGTCGTAGTAGCTCTCAGACTTGGGCACGATCTAGTGAACCAACGTCCCGAGCCAGAACGAGACCACCAGGGCGACGAAAATCACGACAACGGTGAACATCGGGTGTTTAACGACGACATTGACTTCGTCCATCTCGATAACGCGCAACCGAAGAACGACACTTGTCGCTTCGGTTGCGATGGACTTGGCCAGTGCCGCGCGCCGCGCCTGCAACGCCTTGTATTCTGCGTTGATTGCTGCGATCTCGTTGTTGTAGGACTCGACGATGCTGCTGAGGATTGTCATGCTGCTCTCCCGATCAGTGACCGTCATCGCTCCAATGCGGAGGGTCGGACGGCAGTTTGTGGACGCCGTAGCTGGCGCCGATGACCCAAAGGCTTTCTTGGTTCTTCACGACATGAAGAACTTCGTTGGAATCTTTGATCTGCGTTGTTCCGCGCCAGCCGATGGTCATATCAATCGCCCGGCCTTCAGTGTGCCGCGACTGAAGCACTGGCTGAACGACGAGTCCATAGGTCTGGCACATCAGAGTCGCGGCGTGCACAGCGGCGTTGTTATCACCCGCGTGCGTCCAGTCAATGGCCACGCCCGTAAGGCTGGGGACCACGCTGGCAGGTGTAAGGCCGTGGGCTATGCGGTATGCCCAGTGCATCAGGTACGCCCGCTCAGCGGGTCGGTACGTGGTGCTGATGGCCACTGTGGCGCCCGCGTTGCGCAGCGCGGTGAGAAAGCGCTCGACGTTGGTACGAAAAGGTTCGACCAGATTGGTCGTGAGCACCGAGCAGGGGAACTGATTGCACCATGCCGGGCCGGAGGGCTGGATCATTGGATGTGTGCTGCCGAAATCAGATTGTCAGTGTAGCTCTCGAGTGCCGAGGTTGCTTCGAGACGGTGCTTCTCGACAGATGCGAGGTCTTTGGCTGCCAACGCATCGCTGAAGCAGGCCAGAGCCTGATTGAGTGCGAGCCAGCTACGCTCGGCGGCCATGATTGCGTCGCGGGTGCTGGTGGTCATTCCTTAAGAGCTTCCAGCAACTTCTGGATCGCGGACATCTTTGCTCTGTTTGGCAGGCGTCCGATGGACGCAGAATACTGTCCTTGTGCGTCGGCAAAGGGCTTCGGGGCGCCGGGTTCTTCCATCGCCGGTGCCTGTGGCTCGTACGCGGCAAGGGCCTCGTAGTCCAGGTTGAGCGGAGACTGGAACAGGAGCTTCCGTTCGTTGAAGTTGTCCGCAGCCCACTTGATCAGGATCGCTTTGTTCTCGGGATCCATCTGTGGGAACAGAACTTCGAGCAGGGCGATGACGGCGCGAAGTTTCACGTCGTCCACGCGGATTTCTTCGGACTCGGGTTCCTTGAGCAAGGATGGCCAGTTGGCC